CGAAGTTCATGCAGACATTAACCGTGTTTTGGATAGACTAGACAGGTTGGATGAAAAGTTAGACCGTTTAATGGGAGCAGCAAATGCCCGCAGTCAGTAAGAAACAAAAACAGTTTATGGATGCAGCAGCGCACAATCCTGCATTTGCAAAGAAAGTAGGCATCCCACAATCTGTGGCGATGGATTTCAGTAAGGCCAGTAAAGGCAAAAAATTTAGACAAGGTGGCGATATGAATTACAAAGATGGCGGACTCGCAAAAAAAGGCGAAGGCATTGCTAAAAAGGGTTTTGCTAAAGGTGGCATGGTCTCAGGCGTGGGCCAATCACAAGGTGAAACACTTAGCCAGAACGTTAAAAAGAGCGTTCAAGGTGACAAGGTTAATGTTCGTGGCGTTGGTGCCGCACGTGCCCGTACAGCAATGATCTATTGATATGGCTGTTTCCGGCGTATCCGATTTTGATCTGCAGTTTGACGACCTCATAGCTGAGGCGTATGAGCGCTGCGGTATTGAGGTGCGCGACGGTTACGACATGAAGACGGCGCTTCGCTCCGTCAACTTGATCTTTGCAGAATGGGCCAACCGTGGTCTTAATCTGTGGACGATTGAGCAGCGCCAGCAGGTGCTAACGCCCGGGGTGTATGAGTATGACCTACCCGCGGACACGATTGACGGCCTCTCGGCCGTGATTCGGACCAATGCAGGCCAGTCTACCCAGCAGGACATCACAATCGACCGTATAGGCCGCGCTGAGTGGCTCCATGTGCCTAACAAGTTGACCCAATCACGTCCTGCGCAGTACTACATCCAGCGCACCGTGCCGGCTAAAGTGTTTTTGTACCCAGCGCCGGATGCAACGCAGACATGGACCTTTGTCTACTACGCTATTCGCCGCATGGACAACGCCGGCGGTTTTACTAACACTGCTGACATCTCTTTCCGATTCTTGCCTTGTTTAGCGGCAGCGTTGGCGTACTACTTGGCTGTCAAAAAAGCGCCTGACCGTGTCATGCTGCTCAAGCAAATGTACGAAGAAGAATTTATGCGTGCAGCAGCAGAGGACCGTGAGCGCTCGGGCTTCTTTGTGGTACCTACGTATACACAGAGGTAACCCATGGCCTATGTATCAGGCAAATTTGCAATTGCGCTGTGCGACAGGTGTGGCCAACGGTACAAACTCAATACGCTTATCAAGGAGTGGACAGGGTTTAAGACCTGCCCTGAGTGCTATGAGCCTAAGCACCCACAACTTGAGCCAAAGCGTTCAATAAATGAGCCACAAGCCTTGCAACAACCTCGTCCAGAGAGTAGACTTGGGGTTACCGTCTACGTCGGGTTCACGGCTGATACTTCGTTTGCTAGTATCGGAATGATGCCGATGCCTTATGCCAAACCATTGACTGCTCAAGCAGTTCTTGGAACAGTCAGAACGAGCATCACATGACATACACCGAATTAAAAGCTGCCATCATTGCTTACACAGAAAATCAGGGGTTTACAGCCACTGATTTGGCTACGTTTACAAAGCAAGCTGAGCAGCGGATTTACAACTCGGTTCAGATTGCCAACTTGCGCAAAAACGTGACGGGTGTTTTGTCTTCTGGCAACAAGTATTTGGCATGCCCTAACGATTACTTATCCAGCTATTCTTTGGCTGTTTATCCTTTTATCAGCACTACTGCAACAGGTACTTCAGGCCAATTTACAATTGTTGTTGCAAGCGCTTCTGGTATTGTTGTAGGTCAGTATGCTGCGGGATCAAATATTGGCACAGAAGCGGTGGTAACAGTGATCAATGGCACGACCATTACACTTAGCGTGGCAAACAGCGGTGCGGTCTCTGGTGCGGTGACCTTCCAAGGCGACTACACGTATTTGTTGAATAAAGATGTGAACTTTATTCGTGAGGTGTACCCCAATCCGCGTGACATAGCATTGCCTAAGTATTACGCTATCTTTGGCCCGCAATCGGCAAATGACGCTGAATTGTCGTTCATTTTAGGTCCTACTCCAGACGCTAATTACTACGCTGAATTGCATTATTACTATTATCCACCGTCTATTGTGACTGCGGAAACAACATGGCTGGGCGATAACTTTGACTCTGCACTCTTGTATGGTTGCTTGGTAGAGGCTTACACATACATGAAGGGCGAGCAGGATATGATGGTTTTGTACGATACCAAGTACAAAGAAGCATTGATGCTCCTGAAGAACTTGGGTGATGGTAAGCAACGTGGTGATGCTTATCGTGATGGTCAAGTTAAACTGCCTGTGAGGTAATAGATGATCACAGCAGGACTTACAGATAGTTTTAAACAGCAGTTGTTGCTCGGTGTGCATGATTTTGCAACGGATACGTTTCGTATTGCGCTGTATACGTCCTCTGCTACGCTAGGACCTACCACAACTGTGTATAACAGCACAAATGAAGTATCTGGAACAGGGTACACCGCACCGGGTCTGGCCTTAACAAATATCACTGTCCTTCTTTCACAGGGGGTGGCGTATGTTAATTTTGATAATCCCGCATGGGCAGGCGCAACATTTACAACGCGTGGAGCATTAATTTACAATGCCACCAAGGCGGGAAAATCAGTTGGCGTGCTTAATTTTGGTGTGGATCAGACCATGTTAGGCCAATCTTTTACCATTCAACTTCCGACAAACAATCCGGAAAACGCATTAATCCGCATTTCTTAAGGAGCCTCACATGAGCTTGGACAAAATCACCGCTACCGACCAAGTGGCAGCAATTACAAAATACAACACCACGCCCTCTGATGAGATGGCTATTGAAGGCTACTACCATGCTGTTTGCTACAGCGCGGATGGCTTTATCAAATGGGATGAGCCTATTCAAAACTTGGTAACGACTGTTGGTAAGAATTTGACTTTGGATACCATCCTTGGCAATTCAGCCGCTGGCGCAGTTGTAATGGGTTTAAAAGGTGTTGGTACGGCTGTAGTGGCTGATACGCAAGCCTCTCACGCAAGCTGGTTAGAAGTAGGTGGCACTAACGCTCCTGCTTATTCAGGCAATCGTCCTACGCCATCTTTTGCGGCGGCGGCTGCTTCTAGCAAGGCTACATCTTCTGCCGTGTCATTCTCTATGACCAGTACAGGCACTGTGGCGGGTTGCTTTATCAACATTGGCGGTAGCGCAACTAAAGATTCAACCACTGGCACATTGTTTTCTGCTGGTGATTTCTCTAGTTCTAAGGCTGTTGTTAACGGTGACACGATTGCGGTAACGTATACATTAACATTGACTTGATATGGCGTTAGCTTGGGGTGATGGCGCATGGGGTGATAACGCATGGGGCGGGGGAGAGACTTTCCCTGTCAGCGTTACTGAAACCGCCCTGATTGCTGATTCACCTGCGGCTGGGCTGTTGATTGATGTAAGTATTACAGAGTCTTTGACTAACGGGACGGCTTGGGGTGCGGATACTTGGGGTTCTGGTCTGTGGGGTGGTACGACAGGCATTCAGGATGTTCAGACTGTAGCTTTGACGATGAATGTGGCGGTAAGCGAATCTACTGCTATATCGGAAGTACAGTCTGCTGTAGCTACATTTGCCGGGTCTGTAACTGAGACTGCGGCTATTGCTGACGCAAATACAGCAATAACCAGTTACAACGTCAGTGTGGCGGATAGCCAGACCATTACGGATGATGAGGCCGCGCAGACAAGTTATAACGAGAGCGTTGCGGATTCGTTAGGGATTGTGGATGTAGAAACAGCGGTTGCTACATTCTTAGGTAATATATCGGAGTCGATTGCAATAGCAGAAGCGCAGGTGGCTGTGCTGATTATGGCCATCAATGAGTCGATGGGTATTGCAGAGGGGACGACTGTAGGAACGTATTACCAAGAGTTTTTAACTGAGTCTGCGGCAATCACGGACATTAACAATGGTGGTGCAAACTACCGAGTAAGCCGGACGGAAACGATGGCTATAACGGAAATAAACGGTGGGCGATATTTGTGGGAAATTATTGATGACACAGAGGTCGCAAACTGGCAAAATATCAGCAATCCACAAACACCGGGTTGGACGGCTGTTAACAATACAGAATCACCCGGTTGGACAGTAATTTCTACACAGTAGGAGCATTAAATGGCAAATACGGCACTAATCGGCCTCACGCTACCAGCCACGGGCACATTGTCCGGGCAGTGGGGCGACACAGTTAACAACGCCATCTCGCAGATTGTGGACGTTGCCGTTGCTGGTACACAGACAATCTCCACTGATGCTGACATCACATTAACCCTGACTACAGGCACATACGCCTCTACGGGTCTAACAGCTAATAGCTCACAGTACGCAGTTCTCTTGTGGACGGCTGGCGGTACAGTGACTCGCACTATTACGGTTCCTGCCCAGTCTAAGACCTACGTTGTTATTAACAAAACATCTAGCACACAGTCCATTCTTGTTAAAGCGGCAACCGGTACAGGCGTTACTGTAGCGGCGGGCACACGAGCAATCATTGCTTGGGATGGTGTTAACTTTGTTAATGTGGGCGGTGGCTCTGCTGGTGGTTCTACAACTCAAGTTCAGTACAACAGTAGCGGCTCATTTGCTGGCTCTGCTAACCTGACCTTTGACGGCACAACGCTGACGGCTAATGATTTTGTTGATTCTTCACTGACAGCCAGCAAGCCTGTATTCACAAACGGCAGTAAGAACTTGGTGTCTACTGGAACTCTTGGTGTTGACCAAGGCGGTACAGGTCTAACCACTTTGACTGCTAACAACGTGATTCTGGGGAATGGAACATCAACACCCACTTTTGTTGCACCCAGCACAAACGGTAATGTTTTGGTGTCTAACGGCACTACATGGACATCTGCCGCACCTGCGGCATCTGGTGTATCTCAAGCGAGAGCAACGGCTATCGCAATGGTCTTTGGCTTTTAAGGAACTATCATGGCAAATCCAAATCTTTTCGCCGCGACCACAGCGTCAGGCACAACTACATACCTCACACCCAGCGCCACAACCGCAGTGGTTTTGGTTCCTAATGCGGCTTCTAGCGGTCAGGTCTTTAAGATCAATCAGATCGTTGCGGCTAATGTAAACGGCTCATCGGCTGTGGACACCACAGTGGCTATCTATACCAATGGTGCTGTAGCTCAAGGCTCTGCTCCTTCTAGCGGTACGGCTTACCCAATCGTGTCTACGGTGTCTGTTCCTGCGGATGCTTCGTTGATTGTGGCAGACAAAACAACCGCCATTTACTTGATGGAAGGTTCATCTATCATCGTGACATCTGGTACAGCCAGCGGTATTACATACAGTATCTCGTATGAGGTCATAAGTTAAAACAGGGGTAGAAGATGTCCCAACGCTATCAAGGCGGGTTCATTACCGCTTCCTATAACGGGTTGTTAGTACCTGATGCGCCTACCATTGGTACGGCTACACCGGGGGGCGCTTCTGCGTCCGTAGCGTTTACGGCTCCATCTAATGTTGGTGGCGGGGCTATTACAGGATACACGGCAATTTCTTCGCCGGGGGGCTTTATTGGAACCGGAACAGCTTCACCTATTACTGTAAGTGGTTTGACCAACGGTACGGCTTATACATTTAAAGTGTTTGCGACCAATGCTTATGGCCCCAGCGCCTTCAGTGCGGCAAGTAACAGCGCAACTCCTGTAGCTTATTGGATGGGCTTGCTTGGAGATACAACAAGTGATGTGCCTTATGCAGTTGCTGTAGACAGTGCAAGCAATGTTTACTTGGGTGGTGGGTCAAACATAAGTAGTGTGAATCAATGGCAAATTGCAAAATACAATTTGTCTGGTGTACTGCAATGGCAAAAAAGCATCAACAGTGCATCAGGCACAGCCTCCAGCATACTTTCTTTGGCAATAGATAGCTCAAACAATATTTATGCTTTTGGTGGGATTGGTGACGATGTAGCTTCAAACGCTTTGCAAATAATAAAATTGGATACATCAGGCACTATTTTGTGGCAACGTAATTTAGTCACTGCTTTTAATAATCTTGGTGGCATACGTTTAGACGGTTCAAACAATGTTTATATCTGCGGTGGTGGCAGTACATCAGAAACTGAAATAGCCAAATATGATTCTTCGGGCGCTATTCAGTGGCAACGCAAATTAAATGCTACTATTCCAACGTGTATTGGTGTAGATGGTTCAGCTAATGTTTATGTTGCTGGCTATAACAATACAAGCGGCCCTACATATAATTACTTTATTGCCAAATATGACACATCTGGCACTTTGCAATGGAGCCGTCAGTTGGGTGACGGTGGAACCAATATTTGCAATGGAATGGCAGTTGACAGTTCTGGAAATGTTTATGTTAACGGGTATAAAGATGCCGCCAGTGCTGATTATTTAATAGCCAAATACAATACCTCTGGAACTATTCAGTGGCAAGTAAAATTGGATGGTACTCAGGCTAATTATGGAACTTCTGTAGCAGTTGACAGTGCTGGAAATGTTTATGTCAACGGACAAATAAATGTAAGTTCAGTCAGTTACTTTGGAATGGCTAAATACAATTCGTCAGGAACACTCCAATGGCAACGAAAAATTGGCAATGGATCAGCGGCGTTTACTGGCTATGGAATTGCATTAGACAGTTCTGATACCATGTATGTTTGCGGTGTTGCTGGTGTTGGAAGCGGCTCTAATGACTTTATGTTTGCAAAACTGCCTAACGATGGGTCATTGACTGGAACATATACTGTAGGGGGCGCATCAATAACTTATAGCACAGCAAGTTCAACATCAACGGTTGCAACTCACACGGATTCGGCTGGTGGACTTTCAAGCTCCACAACAACAAAAACAGATGCGGCTACAACTAGGTCAGCTTCTACCTCGACACTTGTATCAAATACAACAACGCTATGACTGCCTACATTAAACTTTCAACCAACGAATATCCTCGCTATGCTGGTGATATTGCGCTTGATCCCAAAGGTGCGTATGCGGCTGTGCAATGGGTTGATGCCCCTGCTTTTGATAGCGTTACGCAGAGATGCGGTGAAGGCGCACCAGAGCAGGTTAATGGTCAATGGCGTATGACTTGGGTGGTGCGGGATGCTACCCCAGAAGAGATTGAACAAGCCAGCAGACCCTTTAAACTGTTAACGCAGGGGTAACAAATGCCTAATTATTCAGGATCATGGACACGCACACAGCAGATGCAGGCTAGAGCGGCTGGCACATGGACGGGTATTCCTGCATCATCAGTAGATTATCTTGTAGTCGCTGGTGGGGGCGGTTCAGGCGGCAATTCAAATTGTGGTGGCGGGGGTGCAGGAGGTCTTAGATCGGGATCATCTTTTGCTATAGGTAGTTCGTTTACTGTAACGGTTGGTGCTGGCGGTTCTGGTTCATCTAGTTCAGGAAGTGATTCTGTATTTTCTTCCATAACATCTACAGGCGGTGGTTACGGCGGAAATAGCGGTAATGGAGCCGATGGAGGTTCTGGCGGCGGTGCTACTGGATATAATGCCGCTGGTGGCTCAGGAAATACGCCAAGTACAAGCCCAGTGCAAGGGTATGGCGGAGGCAGTTCTAATGTCACTAATGGTGCAAATGCACGGGGTGGCGGTGGCGGTGGCGGTGCGGGTGCGGTTGGTCAAAATTTACAACCTAACGCCTCATCTAAAACCGCACCTCAATATGCTGGAAGTGGCGGTACAGGCGTAGCCTCTTCTATTACTGGCTCATCTGTCACTTATGCTGGCGGTGGTGGTGGCGGTTCTATCTTTACCTTAGATGGCTGGAAAACTACTGCTGGCGTAGGAGGCGCAGGCGGTGGTGGTAATGGAGGTCAAGACTCTACACCGCCCACAAATGGAACTGCAAATACAGGCGGTGGTGCTGGTGGAAATGGAAATTCTTCTACACAATCAAATGGTGGTTCTGGCATCGTAATCATTGCTTACCCATCAACCTTCCCAGACCTTACATCTATTGGTGGTGGTTTAACTTACGCCAAAACAACTTCCGGTGGAAACACTATCTATACGTTTACCGCAGGCACAGGAACAGTTACTGTCTAAGGAACAAACATGGCACATTACGCATTTTTAGATATAAACAACATCGTTACTGAAGTCATTGTTGGCAAAGACGAGGGCGAAGGCGGTATTGATTGGGAGCAATGGTACGGCGAATTCCGTGGTCAGACCTGCAAGCGCACCAGCTACAACACCTATGGTGGCGTTCATGCAAATGGCGGTACACCATTGCGTAAGAACTATGCTGGTATTGGCTACACATACGATGCTGGACGCGATGCTTTTATTGCGCCCAAGCCATACCCATCTTGGACATTAAACGAAACAACTTGCTTGTGGAATGCTCCTACACCAATGCCAACTGAGGCGGGTAAATTTTACCGCTGGGACGAACCAACAACATCTTGGATTGAGGTAACAAATGTCTAAGCAGTATCCGGGCGGTATTATCAGCAAGACCCCAGTCACGCCTTCTGGCCCATACGAGACAAGTACGGCTTCGGGTATCTGGACGCTTGACCAACAAGCTTACTGGAGAAAATTAAACCAATGGCCTATTGCGGGTAGCGTACAGCCCGACCCGCAGTTTAACTACGTCACCATGCTCTTACACGGCGATGGGACTAATGGCGCACAGAACAATACATTTTTAGACAGCAGTACAAACAACTTCACCATTACCCGTAACGGCAATACAACCCAAGGTTCTTTCTCGCCTTATGGGTCTAATTGGTCTAATTACTTTGCTAGTGGCGGTTCTGATTATTTATCATTAGCAACTGCAACTGCTTTAGGTACAGGCAATGTAACAGTTGAATTTTGGTTTAATACGCCAGACACATCGGCAACATATTATGCGCTTTACGACGGACGTTCTGCGGCTAATACAGATACAGGATTTGGTATTTTTCAATATGGTCAAACAATTGAAATTTATGGAAATGGTTTAAAAATATCAACTGCGGCAAGTGCATTTACAGCAAATACTTGGACTCATTTTGCGGTTGTTAGAACATCAGGAACTTGTCAAATTTACATCAATGGTGTTGCCTCTGGTTCATCAGCAAGCTACTCTAACAATTTCACATCAACAATAAGAACCATTGCTAGGAATGCAACTGCTGGAAATTATTTTGTTGGTTACATTTCTAATTTACGAGAAGTTACAAGTGCTTTGTATAGCGGCACATTTACGCCAAGCACTACACCTTTAACAGCAGTATCTGGCACAACTCTTTTAACTTGCCAAAGTAACCGATTTGTTGATAACAGCACAAACAACTATGTCATTACATTAAATGGCACACCAAGCGTTCAACGCTTCAACCCATTTGGTACTTCTACCGCCTACTCCACAAGCGTGATTGGTGGGTCAGGGTACTTTGATGGTAGTGGGGATTATTTGACTATCCCGTCAACATCTGCCTTTAATTTTGGCTCAAATAATTTTACAGTTGAATTTTGGTGGAACACAACTAAATCTGGTCAAAACATTATAAATCCAACTGGTACTGGAAATGGGTGGGCAATTTTACTCTCTGGTGGAAATTTAGGTTGGAATAACTCTTATAACGTAACTGCTTTATTTACTGTTAACGCAACATCAATCTTAGATAATGCTTGGCATCATGTTGCATTTGTTCGTTCAAGCGGAACAACTTATGTTTATTTTGATGGAGTATTAAAAGCAACAAATGCTGACCCAACTGTATATACAGCAGGTGCAACAGACTGGTTCATTGGTAATGGTAATATTGCTAATTTTCAGGGCTATCTATGCGATATGAGGATAAACAACGGAACTGCTGTTTACACATCTGCATTTACGCCACCTACTGCGCCACTTACCGCAATTACAAACACTCAACTATTGACCAACTACACCAATGGTGCAATCTTTGACAACGCCATGATGAACAACTTAGAAACTGTGGGTAACGCACAGATTTCTACAAGTGTTAAGAAGTATGGAACGGGGTCTTTGGCGTTTGATGGCACTGGTGATTATTTAGTAACACCCTACACAGATTTGCTTCAATTTGGTTCTGGTAATTTTACTATTGAATGTTGGGCATACTTAACAGCAAGTAACTCAAGTAATTTTATTATTGGTAATGCACGAAATAGTGATGGTAGTGGTGGATGGTTATTCTTTGTTGATACAAGCAGGTATCTTGGTTTTTATTTTACGGCAAATGGAAGTTACGGAACTGGCGGGTTTTACACATCGTCTTCTCAAATCTCATTTAATACTTGGACACATATAGCGGCTACAAGAAATGGCTCATCATTTTATTTGTTTATAAATGGTGTTCTTGTTGCTACTAACACATCATCAACCGCTATTTACAACTCAACTAGAGTTATTACAATTGCTTCAGATTTTGCGGGTGCTTCAGACGCTTCTTGGACAGGCTACATAGATGACCTACGCATCACCAAAGGCTTTGCCCGATACACGGCAACCTTCACACCGCCAACTGCGGCATTCTCTAACATTGGCCCATAAGGAGTATTCATGTTTATTGCAAAAGTAGAAAACGGACAGGTTGGCGAAATTATCGACTTCCGCACGTATTTTGGTATGACGGATTCCGTCACAGACGAGCAGTTAGCCGCTCAAGGTTTTGTTAAAGTTAACCTGTACCGCAATCATGACCGCCTGACACAGAAGCTTGTGCCTTGCGACCCCGTATTGGAAAACGGTTGGGTGTACAAAGTTGCCGTAGCTGAACTGACCGCAGAAGAAATTCAGTCTGCCAAAGATAGCGCAATGGCTCAGATTCGTGGTCAGCGTAACAGCTTGCTTGCCGCTTGTGACTGGACGCAGATTGCCGACAGCACCGCAGATAAGACTGCATGGGCAACATACAGAACAGCATTGCGTAACTTGCCAGCCACAATCACTGGTGATACTCGTACATTCTCTGACTGGCCTCACGACCCTAACTGGGTTGACCGGACTATCTAATCATGTGGGACTGGGCTGAAGCATTCATTGCGGCGGCCTGTATAGTGGCCTTCATAATCTTTGGCACGTACATGATTGCATGGAGTTTGGTGTGATAAATGCGTTGGCTCATTCTGTTACTGCTGTTGGGGCTAGTTGGAGCCGTAGCCAAGAATGGCTGTCATGTGCGCGAGTTCTGGTCAATTGCTTGGACAATCCACAACCCTTCAGAACGCCATCAGCAGATGTCAATGTGGCTGACAAACAATGCACAGCACTGTCGATCTCAAGATTATGTGGTGATGTGGAACAACTTGTCAGAGTGGGCTGGCGCGGCGGATTCAGCAGAACTCAGAACTAAAGTCATTCATGGATACAAAGATGCACTTGAGCGAGAGAAGAAATGAAGATCAGCTACGACAAGTGGTATCCGATTGTCCAGCCCCAAGTCAATGTGCAAGCAGAAGTGTTTGCCAAGCGGGTAGAAAGGCTAGACGCTGAACGGGCTTTACAGGTGCAGATTGACCAACAGGTGAAGAAGTTTCACCAGTACGAGTATGAGATTTACGAATACAGGATGCGGCAGATAACGGTAAACATTGACATCACAAACCTTAAACGCGAGATTGACAAACTTGTATGACCAGAAAGCCGATACCCAAAACTCCCTCCAAGCCCACACCGGACACGAGGGACAAGCTGACGCTGTACGTCACGCTCATGGTAAGCACAACCCTATGTATCTCCGTATTGGCAATGGTAATCAGCTTTATGTTGGGTCTGTGGGCAAAGGAAGTGGACAACGCAGAAATTTTCAAGATGATTTCACCCGCTTTTTCTACTCTTATAGGCGGCATGATTGGATTCCTGTCTGGTATCAAACTCATGCAAAATGATGAGAAATCTAAATCTTGTAAGGATTAACTATGTTTGAATTGCTTGGCGGGGGTGTTATAGGTTCAGTGCTTGGCGGCGTGTTTCGCCTTGCCCCTGAAGTCTTGAAATATTTTGATAAGAAGAATGAGCGTTTACACGAGTTAAATATGTTTGCTCGGCAGTGCGAGTTGGAAACGCTACGTGGTCAACAAAAGTTAGCTGAAATAGGGGCGCAACGTGAGGCGGCTGTGGATGTGGGTGTGATGGATGCGTTCAATGCGGCAATCAATCAGCAAGCTGAAATGGTCAAGGCGGCTGGGGGTTGGGCGGCTAGTCTGTCGGCATCGGTTCGCCCTGTAATGACTTACTATTTATTGGTAATGTACGGGGCCGCTAAGACTGCGGCAATGGTTTTGGCTTACTACCACGGTCAAGCGCTGACTGAAGTTCTTTCTAAATCTTGGGGAACAGATGACATGGCCCTCTTGACAGGTGTTATAAATTATTGGATGATCGACAGGTCTTTAGCTAAACGAGGACTGTGATGGGAAAAGCATTCAATTATGTACGTGGAACTATGGAGGAGCGCTTCTGGTCAAAGGTTGACAAGCGCGATCCAGACGACTGTTGGGAGTGGCAAGCGTCATTAGACACGCGGGGTTACGGTAACTTTGGAGTGCCTAGGAATGACGGCACGGGGCGTTACATCATGCAAAGAGCGCACCGCATGGCTTGGGAGTTTACTAATGGCCCGCTATTGGGGTCTGGCCAACATCTTTGCCACACCTGTGACAACCGAAAGTGCGTAAACCCAACCCACTTGTTTGTAGGCAACCCTAAAACAAATATGCAAGATTGCGCGGCAAAGGGGCGGTTTAATGATCGCAAGGGTGAAAACAATCCGCGAGCAAAAGTCACAGAAGATGTAGTCAGGGCTGTTCGCGCAGAAACGCTTACTCTTTCTAAATTGATGGCTAAATACAATCTACCCCAAACAACGGTTTCTGACATACGACGCAGAAGCACATGGAAGCACGTATGACTAGAGAAGATATTGTTCGCATGGCAAAAGAAGCGGGTATGGAGTCATTTAATATTTGTGTTGAATTAGATGACTTTGCCAAGCTAGTAGCAGAGCATGAACGTGAGGCGTGTGCAAAGGTGTGTGAGGATAGCGTTGAAGAGGCTGGCGATGAATTAGCATGGCAAATCCGAGCAAGGGGACAAGCATGATTCGTGTCTTTAGCTTAATTATGTTGGGCGTAACAATTCAAATGTTTATCAATTGGCTTGTTTACAAACTTAAGCGTGGTATATGAACCTAGAACTAGCCGCCAGTCTGTGCCGCCGGTATGAAGGGTATCGGGCCAAGCCCTACCTTTGTCCGGCTGGTGTGGCTACGATTGGCTACGGATCTACCTACTACGCAGACAAACGCAAGGTGACTTTAGAAGACGCACCGATGGATGAACCCACGGCTCGGGCGCTTTTGATGATTGAGCTTGAGCATACGTACTTGCCCGGTGTTTTACGTAACTGCCCGGGCCTGATTACAGACGTTCGTAAGTGCAATGCTATTGTGGATTTTTGTTATAACTTAGGCGTTGGACGCTTGCAGACTTCCACGTTAAAGAGGAAAATCAATGCCAACGATTGGGAAGGGGCAAAGGAACAACTGATGCTCTGGACTAAAGGTGGCGGCAAGGTATTGCCGGGCTTGCTTAAACGGCGCACCGCTGAGTGCGCTCTACTGGATTGACCGATGCCATTACAAAAGATTCTTCTAAAGCCGGGCGTCAACCGTGAAAATACTCGTTACACAAACGAGGGCGGGTGGTATCAGTCCGACAAAGTACGTTTTCGCCAAGGCACTCCTGAGAAGATTGGTGGCTGGGCGCGTATTTCTGTGTCTAGCTTCTTAGGTACTTGCCGTTCACTGTGGAACTGGATCACACTTGCCAATCTTAATTTGCTGGGCGTTGGCACAAACTTAAAGTTTTACCTTGAAAATGGTGGGCAGTACTACGACATCACCCCTATTCGGTCTGCTGCAGTACTTAGCAACCCGTTTAAGACAACCAACTTAAGCACAACGGTAACTGTTACACATGCCGCGCATGGCGCAGTCAATGGCGACTTTGTCACGTTTAGTAATGTGGCTACGGTGGGTGGTCTAGACCTCAATAACGAGTATCAAATTACACTAATTGATGGTAATTCTTACACCATCACAGCAGCCGCAGCAGCTACTTCAACCGTTGCAGCAGGCGGAGGGACCACGGTCCAAGCCGTTTATGAAATTAACACGGGCTTGACCGCAGAAGTCCCATTGACAGGCTGGGGCGCAGGCGCGTGGAACGTGGGCAGTTGGGGCTTTGGTGGTACATCTACCGCTGCTCTTCGCTTATGGAGCCAGAGCAACTTTGGTGAAGATTTGATTCTTGGTTTTCGCGGTGGTCCTTTGTACTATTGGGATGCTTCGTTTGGCTTGGCCCCCGCATCTTTCACCGTGACAATTGCTTCCCCTGCCGTTGTAACATCCACCGTAAGTCTTTTAGATAAAACCCCTGTTATTTTGACTAACACGGGCTACCCTTCTGCCTTGCCTACAGGCTTAAGTGTGGGAACTACGTACTATGTCAAAGGCACCGGCGGTACAACATTTAATCTGTCTTTGACACCCGGCGGAGCAGCAATTAATACATCTGGAACGCAATCAGGCACGCATTACATACTTCCAAATGCTGTTCCTGTAACATCTTTGGACGGGGCTTCGGCTGTACCAGTGATACAGAACTTCTTATTTGTATCTGACGTCAGCCGATTTGTGTTTTGTTTTGGTACAAATGACCCGCTTTCTGCAACTCCCAACGCAATAGACCCCATGTTAATTCGCTGGTCGGATCAGGAGTCGGTGGTGGATTGGTCTCCAACTGCCACTAATCAGGCAGGAAGTATCCGGTTGTCTCACGGCACAGAGATCATTACGGCCATCCAGACTCGTCAGGAAATTGTGGTTTGGACCGACTCCACCGTGTATTCACTGCAATACCTCGGCCCTCCTTTTGTGTGGGGTGTTCAGTTGTTGGGAGACAACATCTCGATCCTTGGTCAAAACGCCGTGGCCCAAGCGTCTGGTGTGGTGTACTGGATGGGAACGGACAAGTTCTATTCCTACGATGGCCGTATTAATACATTGAATTGTGACTTGCGTAAATACGTTTACCAAGACATCAACCTTGGTCAAAACCAGCAAGTGTTTGGCAGCACCAACGAAGGCTTTAATGAGATCTGGTGGTTCTATTGTTCTGCCAATAGCACTACTGTGGATAAGTATGTGGTCTATAACTACCTTGAGAACACTTGGTACTATGGCACTATGGCACGAACAGCATGGTTGGATTCTGGTCTAAGGGATTACCCTATTGCTGCAAACCCATTAACGGCTACAACAGGAAATATTGTTAATCAAGAATACGGAAATGATAACAATGAGACAGGCACGCCTGTTGCAATTGATGCTTATATTTCTTCGTCTGAGTTTGATATTGGCGATGGCAACAACTTTGGTTTTGTTTGGCGGATGTTGCCTGACTTGACATTCTCCGGCTCTGATGCGAGCCCCACGCCGCAGCTTACGATGACCTTGTACCCTATGCAGAACTCCGGTTCTGGAACAGGGACACCTGTTGCGGCAAACGTTGATAAGTTGTCAGGCGCGCAATATGTAATCACTGAAGGCTTTACGGGTCAAGTTTATACCCGTGTGCGCGGTCGCCAGATGATTTTAAAAGTGGGCTCCAACCAACTTGGGACTACGTGGCAGCTTGGTGCAACGCGTATTGATATTAGGCAGGATGGTAGACGATGAGTTACATCATCACGTCTGAAACGGAGCTTAGCAAAATTGCGGCTCCTAGTTTGCCATTGGCAACGCCAGAGTACAGCCGTCAGTATATTGACCAGCTAAACAACGTCTTGCGGTTGTATTTCAACCGACTGGACAATTTGCTGGCGCAGTTGGTTGTGTCTGGAATTATTCCTGCAACTACAAATTACACGGTTGCAACATTGCCAAGTGCGGTTACTTCGGGTGTCGGCGCTAGGTCCTTTGTTACGGATGCTTTAGCCCCGACATTTGGTGCGACTGTTGTTGGAGCGGGCGCGATTAAAGTGCCTGTTTACTCTGACGGAGTCAATTGGAAAGTTGGCTAAGCAGCACTAAAAATGATAACATCAAACAAACATTTTCCCCCAAGGAATTAACATGGCCACAGCACCTCAAGCCGCAATGGAAATGCCCCAAGAAGCAGGCGCAAATCCCTTTGCTGACCCCAATACGATGGCAGTTTATGACCAGATGCGTCAAACTGTATCGCCAAAGGAGTTTGGCGACCAGATGTTGGCAGGTGCGGAACAGACGGCCCCTGAAGAAGTTGCTGCGTTCAGGTCTGCGTTAGAACAAATTGAGTTGCCTCCAGAGGCGCTTGATTTGCTCAACAACATGGTTGATGAGATTTTGGCCAACCCAGAGCAGTACGCCGAGATTCGTGCCAAGTACAAAGAGATGGGCGCGCCTGACGAAATCTTGCCAGAGCAGTTTGATCCCCAGTTTTTTGCTGCATTGAACATGGCCGTGGACCAGATGATTGGTGCGCCTAGCGGTGAGCAAGCGTTTGCCAAGGGCGGTATTGCTGAACTAAAACCTGTCTCCAAGGCTATTGCTAACTATGGTCGTAATGGCGACACCATGTTGGCCCACATCACCCCTGCTGAAGCACGCATGCTGCGTCGCAAGGGCGGTAGCGGCACGATTAATCCCAAGACAGGACTGCCAGAGTTCTTTAACTTGTTTAAAGAAATCGGCAATGCCTTTAAGGCGGTGGGTAATGCTGTTAAGAGCTTTGCAAACAGCACCGTGGGCCGTATTGTCACCACGGTGGCGCTTGGTTTCTTCTTAGGTCCTGCTGCAGCGGCTGCAATGGGAGTGGGCGCGGGAACGGCGGCCGGTTTGGCTATTTCCGGCTTTGTGGGTTCGGCGGGTGCCACATTGGTTGGCGGGGGTAATTTAAAAGATGCTTTAAAAGCCGGTGCAATTGGTGGTTTAACGGCAGGGGCTGTTGCCGGATTCTCTGGTGCTCCTCTTACAGGGGCAACAGAACTAACGGCTGGGCAAGCCTTCCAAGGTCAGTTGGACAAGTTCAGCAATTTTATTTCCCCTACTGCTTCCGGTATCCAGCCACCAAGCATCACGCCTAGCGGCCAAACTACTGGATTGGCACCAACACAATCACCAAGTTTAATAACAGATAAGGTTTCAACGTTTGGTGGGCGCGAAGCTGCTATGGTCAATAACCCACTAGGAGCGCCGCCTGTCGATGCTTCTTTTGGTAATCCACAAATACCAAAAGTAGCTAGTTTTGGTAGTCCTGTACCCATGGCTAACCCTGACTTTTCCCCTGTGACGGGTGCAGGGGCCGGGGCTCCCGGTACAGTATCATTTGGCAGCAATCCTGCGGTGCAGTTTGACAGAAGCATGATGCCCGACTCGTTTGCCGCGCCTTCTGCCAGTGCCACTACTGCTGCAACCGGGAACACAATTGCGCCTGCTATTCAAACCACAGCGGTTACTCCAACAAATCCTTATGGCACTCCTACCTTAGGAGAGTCTTTGTCTACTACGGGCAAAGGCATCATGCAAATGCTTCCCGGAACAGAAGGTGATTTTTCCACAGGATTTAAACAGTTTACACAAGGCGCAGGGGAAATACTCAGCCCCGGCCCAACATCTGGACAAATTAGTGAACGTGCCCAAGCACTTTTGGCTGCAGATCCCACAGGGAAAATGACCTATGCGGATGCTTTAAAAGCCGCTAATACAGAAGGCCCCGGTTTCATGCGTTCTTACGCCCCTGCCACGGCTTTAGGTATTGGCGCAATTGGTGCTTTTGGTGGCTTCAGCCCCTCTAAAGTGCCCGAGTCCAGCATGCGTAAAACTTTGATGGGCGGTCCCGGATCAGCACAAGATCTCTTGAAAAAAGACCCTAGCCGCTTCTACATTCAGGGTTTACCCGGTGTTCAATATTACAGCGGTTCTGTGATGAAACCGCCCGGTATGGCCACAGGTGGTGAAGTACAACATTTTGCTGATGGTGGCGTTTCTGATGCGGATGTTGCGCAGTGGTGGAAAGATAATAGCAACAAAGGCTACTCGGACGTTTATATTGCTGACCTAATGGATCAGTTTCAAGTCACGCCTGAGCAATTTGCTCGTTCTATTGGTGCAAATGCACAGACTGCTGCAGACATTGCAAGCCGTTATCAGACTGCTGCACCGTGGACCGAGACAGGAACTGACGCAGGAACCCAATGGATTAATCAAGTTACTGGTGAAACCAGCACTTCAATGCCTCAAATTGGAGGCACAACAACAAGCACTGTTACAGGCCCAGTAAGTATTCAAGATATTGAGGGTGGATCACAGGTCATTAATACAGCTACAGGGGAAACCGGTGTAACAAATACTGGTCGTACTGCTGCAGACCAAGCCATTTGGAATTATTTTGCTAACAATACCAATTTGACAGATGCGCAAATTGTGGCGGCAATGAATGCCAATAAATGGAATATCAATGATATTGCACGGGTTACTGGTACCACTGCCAATTTGGCTGATTTTAACCGCCGGATTGCCGCGGTCAATGCTGCAAACAGCACCAATACCAACACTAGTACAGGAACGGGCACCGGTACGGGTACGGGCATAAGCGTAAGCACCAATACGAGTATTATTAGAACAACAAATACAAACACTTCAAGTAGAACTTCAACCAGTACCTCAACTAGTACCAGCACAGGGACGGGGACACTAACGTCCATCTCTGCCCCTTGGTTCATCAACCCACAGACCTTTGCTCAAGGCACTGCGGGCGTTACTGTCCCTTCGTCCACACTACGTCCTGCCGGCCTTCCAACAGATGCTACATCTCGTGCCATTCAAGGCGATCTGCAAGCAGCAGGTCCAAGTGCCTCTGATGCAACGATGCAGCAATTCATGGATAAACAAGGATACGATCCCCGCCAAGTTGCGTATGCCATAAACGCAGGCGTTCCAGAGATTCAAAACCGTTACTATGCGGCTAAAAATGCAGGTATTTTGGGCGCTACTGCACCTACGACAACAGTTACGCAGCCCTTCAACAACACGGGAGGCATTACACAGTTGATGTCACCTACTGGTCCTTTGGGCGAGTTCAGCACCCGTACAGCAACGCCTGTTACACCGGTGCTTCCTGTAACGCCTGCTGCAGCAACGTTGCCAAACGTTTCGTTTAACAGAACGGATATTCAACAACGCATGCCTAATCTACAAATGGGTAACGCAGGGACACCTTTAAGTGTTCTTGCCGGCCAACCTAGTACTTATGGTGTCACAGGCTATACCGATGCTTACTCGCCTTTTGCGAATCAGGCCCCCGGAGTTAAATTAATGAACATGGGTGGTATTGCAGGATTGGCTCAGGGCGGTTATCCTAGGAAGACTGGTCAAATTGATGGCCCGGGGACCGCGACCTCTGATTCAATCCCTGCAATGCTGTCTGACGGCGAATTCGTAATGACTGCCAAAGCCGTTCGCGGCGCTGGCAAAGGCGACAGACGCGCAGGCGCAAAACGCATGTATGCGTTAATGCATCAACTTGAACAAAACGCAGCACGAGGTTAATTCATGGCAGACGCATCAATTTCTACCCAAGAACAAATAGTCCGGGAAGCCCCGGAGATTGAAGCCCAAAAGCTGGCGCTATTACAAAGCGCCAAGGCTCAAGTAGACGCAACCAACCTTGCTGCTCAGCAGGGTAATTTCCTGACTCCAAACTATCAGATTGCGGGCATGACCCAAAATCAGATGGACGCTATCCGCGGTGGGGAAGCAGGCATTGGTGCATACCAGCCGTATCTATCAAATGCTGCTCGGCAGCTAGTTGGTGGTCAACAGACCACCGGTGCGGCTGTTGATGTTTTACGTGGTGCGGACACCCGCAATCAGTTTGGTGCAGCGCAGGGTTTAGCAGGGCTCGCGGCTCAAGGGACTTTAGGCGCGGCACAACCTATTGGGCAAGCACAGATTGCCCAGTACATGAACCCGTACATGAATATTGCGCTGCAGCAGCAGTTAGACGAAATGAATCGTCAAGCGCAGATTCAGGGTCAAGGTTTGCAAGCACAGGCTACAAAAGCAGGTGCTTTTGGTGGTACCCGTGAGGGTATTCAGCGTGCTGAGTTGGGCCGCAATTTAGCTCAGACACAGAACCAAGCAATTGCCAATGCAATGCAACAAGGTTATGGTCAAGCGTTGTCTACTGCACAGCAGCAACAGCAAAACCAGATGGCTGGGTACAACCAACTAGGCAATATTGGTCAAGGGATTGGCTCTCTGGCCGCGGGACAATTTGGTGTGGGTGCTCAGATGGCTCAGGGTCTTGGCGCGTTGGGCATGCAACAGGGCAATTTGGGCACACAGGCTGCAGCATTGGGTCAATCAGCACAGGGTATGGGCCAACAGGACGTCAATTTCTTGTACAACTTGGGTGCAATGCAGCAAAAGCAGACACAGGGCGAATTGGATGCGCAGCGTCAAAATCAGTTGCAGCAGAACATGCAGCCTTATCAGCAGTTGGGCTTCTTGTCCGACATTTACAAAGGCGCTCCTTCTACTCAGATGGGCGTTACAACTGCCGCTGCCCCCACTCCAAGCCCATTCCAGCAAATCGCTGGTTTAGGCACAGGTATTTTGTCTACAGCAGCGGCAGCAAAAACCGCTGGTGGACTGTTTTAAGGACACATCATGAAGAATGAGATTTTGAAGCGCGCCATGTTTGCGATGCCTCTGTCAAAAGAGTCACGTAACAGCGGCATCATGGCTGGGTTTGAAGACGAGATGTCTGAAGACGAAATGCCCGAGGAGCCCGAAAGCGATATGCCTCAGATGGCGCGCACGCCTCAAAATCCTGAAATCTTGATGAACACACTGCGCGGTGACATGCGTTCTACCAATGCACGTGTGCAAGAGTTAGCTCAAATGGTTGGCGAAGAAGCCGCCATGGAAACACCACCAGAAGTTCTTGCTTTGTTGCAGGCACAACTGGCTGCTCCTCAAGGCGGTATCGGTGCGCTGCCACAGGGCCAACAAATGGCTCCCCCTCCAATGATGCCTCCACAAGGCGGTATGCCACCAGAAGGAATGCCCCCCGGAATGGAGGGCGCTGGCCCTTTTCCACAGGGCGGGGCTGAGCAGGCTCCGCCCACTCCTGATGGCATGCCTCCAATAACGGCGGCTGCAGGTGCATTTATTACGCCATTCACACGTGCTGCTCAGTTCATGGGTGACAAAGCAGCCCAATACGGGCCTGCTGTAAATCAATACATGGGCAATTTGATGATGCGCGCTCAGCCTACGGTTCAGCGCGTTACGGGCGGTAGCCCTCCTATGCCTTTGTCTGTGCAAGGACGAGAGACCTTGGTCCAAGGGCCTGCCGGTACGATTGTTGAAGGCGTTGGTACAAGGCTTGCGCCCTACACAACGATGGGTCCTTTGATGAGTCCTACGTTTACTGAAGGCTTGAGGACGGGCATACAAGGTGCAGCGCGGGAATACCCACGCGTGGCAGAAGCTTTGTCCCGCATGTCTCCTGCTTTAGGCCTTGGCGCAGGATCGTTGATGGCGTTGCCTTTCATGAAAGGTTCGTCTAACGAGAACATGACTCCTGAACAAGTGGCTTCTTACAATGACAAGATGGCACAACTGGCGGCAATTGATCAGATGCCTTCGCCTTCTCGTACTCAACAAGCGACACCGCCTCCTGTAGCACCGGCTGCTACAACAGAAGCAGAGCAAGCAGCAATTGATGAGCGCCAATTAGCCGCGCCTGCCAAAGTTGATACTGATCCGTTAGGCACTTTCATTGACCAAAAGATGAAACTGTTTAATGAGCGTGAACTTAAAGGAAGCGTCAAACAAAAGACCCGTGCTGAGCGGACTAGAGCGGAATATGAAAACATGTCTCCGTTGTTCCAAGAAATCTTGGGCGACAACAAAGAAGACATCAAGACCAACGCATTATTGTTGTTGGCGGATGCCGGCTTTAAATTAGCATCTAGCCGTCAGCCTACCTTTGCAATGGCTGTTGGAGAAGCTTCTGCGGGAATTCCCAGAGGCCTCATGGCGCTTAATGCACAGGCCAAGGACCGCGAACTTAAGATCAAGACTGCGGCTCTGTCACAGGCCTTCTCCACTGTTCAGGAAGAAGACAAGTACATCCAACAGTTGACTGTTGATAACAACAAAGCCATGAACAGGGCAAAAGAGTTGATTCTCAAGAGCGATCTTGAAAATGGACAAGTCATTCAAAAGGATGGCGGCGGTGGACGCCTTGTTCTTGAGGACAAGAAAGGCAATTACTTGGGCATGAAGCTTAATGAGGACAGCCCAACGGTTAGAGCAGTGCGCAATAGCCGTTTTAATCTCAATGAGGCGACTAACCCATATGTCACGGAACGCGGCCCTGCGCCAACCATGGTGGTGGACAAGGATGCGTTACCTGATGTGTTGAAAGGCATCCAACGAATAGATCGTTCATTATCTGCAATTGATAGTGTTCTGGATGATATTGCAGGCATCTACGGTCCAACTTCTTTCTTCAAGGACACCTATAACAAGTTGATTGTTCCTGTAACACCGTTGAGCCCTTCATTGGAAACAGCAGACAAAAAAGCACGTATCGATAAGGTATTGAGTAATTTGAGCAAGCAGTTGGCCAGCGAAGGCGGTGGCGGCGGCAGAGAATCAGTGCAGACACAGCAGTGGGCGCGCGACATATTGCCCACGCTTTCTGCAAAATTTTTCTCAGATCCTGAAGTCATGTTGCAAGAGTTCCAGTCACTTAGAACAAGCCTTTTAAATGATCGACACGTGTACATCACTGAGGCCGGGTATGATGGCACAGAGCGGGTAATGAAAGCTCCTGCGCTAGGAACTAAGAACAGTCCATTTGTGATCAGCAGCGATCCAGCAGAAGCTAATCGGATGTATAACTTCCTTGCAAAAACTGTAGGCACAGTACAGGATCCGAAAGCCGTAGTGTTTTTAAGAACCCCTGACAATGTCCTTCAGCCTTTTACCCCTGCTAAATTGCGTTCATTAATAAAGGAATAACAATGCCTATACTGGAGAACGCTCGTGGGGAGATGGTTGATCTAAGCACTGGGGAAGTTGTTGGTCGTGCCGAGGGCGCTCCCACCGAGCGCCAACCGCGCGCTCCGGGCGGCCCAGAAATTCCATCCAACGCTTTTGACAAACTCAATCAACTGACATGGGGTGTTCAAACCGCCATGTTTTCCCTGCCCGATGCCGCACAGCGCGCCATTGGCAAACAACTGGGCATGGGAGAAGATGAAGTTTTTCAATTCTCCCGTCTTTTTAACAAATCTTTGCCTGAGAAGTTAGGCGGAAGAACAGAACGTGCTCCTCAGAATATCGAAGAGCGTTTTGCCCGAGCCCTTGGCGAAGGCGCAGGAGGGGGATTGCCTTTTACAGGCTACATAGCAGCAGTTGCTGCTGCCCGACCTCTTATCTCTGCGGCAGGACCTGCCAAAGGAATACTTAAAGGAATTGCAGATGATGCTATTAAATTCGCTCAAAAAAATCCAACAGCGGCTGTCGCTCTTGATGTCGCGTTTGGTGCAGGCTACGAAGGACTTCGTCAAGCGGTTAAGGAATCGGTAGACGACAGCAACCCCAATAAAAAGCTGTATGAAGAACTTCTTCCTGCTGCAGCTTTTATGGGTATCCCTGCTGCGGTCTCCGTAATGCCCTCAGTACGTGCAGCAAAATGGGCCGCAGGAAAAGTGGGGGGCCCTGCACTTGGGGACGTTCAAAAAGAAATATATGACACGCTTCCGGGTCCTTATAAATGGCCTTTTGTAAATCTTTACACTAAAAATGTAATGAACAAGGCTGAGGAAAAGCTGACAAAAGCATTTGGCTCATTAGACGCTCCTGAAACACAGCAAGCATTGGCAGCACTTAGGCAAACGCTAGAAGACCCTCGCGTTGCACAAGCCGGTTTTAAATTCAACATTGTTGAAGAAACCATGGACCCTGCCATGCTTGCTAAGCAGCGGGAGAATTTAAGCCAGCTTGATCCTAAAGCTGCAGCTTCACATATAGAACGCGAAAACAAAAATATTTCAGCGTTTCAAAAGTTGTTTGAAAACATGTCTCCTGAGGCACGCCTGCCCGTTCAAGAAGCTTTCCGTGCAGCGCAAGCAGAGCGGCAGAAGTTTTTTGACGATTTGGTGTTGAGCAAAAAAGATTTGACAGAAGGGGAGCTTGCAGAACTATCCCAGCGCCTCGGACCGCAGAACATTGACCAACTCAACAACGAGTTGCGTGGTGTGTTGATGGCTGACATGGAAGCAGACTTTGGCATGCGCCAAAAGATCATGTCTCGCCTTGGCATGAAGCGTGCAACAAACCCAGACGGCACGTTAGCGGACACTCGTTTCCGTGACGGCCCTAACGCCGGCAAATCTTTGCCGCAGTATCCAGCGTTTAATATTGAAGATGCCGCCCGTTCTTTGGTGAACAAGTACTACCCTGCACGTGCCACAAAAACGCTAGGCGGCCCGGTGCCCGAGCCTATCCGTATTTTGGCAAACATGGTCAAGGCTACCGATCAAAAACGTAAAGAAGCACTTGACACTGCTTTTGACTCTGTAATCAGGCAACGTGTTGACGAGCAGCTCGGCGGCAGGGATATACCAGAAGACATATATGCCAAACTTATAGAAAACGTTCGTCTATTAGTGGAGCCTTCGTCTGCTAAAAGCGCAAAGTTAATGCAAGAAGCACAACGTCAAACTAATTTACTTAAATTAGAAGTTGGCAAAAACGAAATACCTGTAGCAACTGGCATTTACGGAAAGCCTGTTTACATTAATCCTGAGCAAATCAAACTCGATTCTCAATTAATTGCGCAAAACAGCTCTGTGTTAGATTTAAATCTGCCAGAGGCTTTAGATTTGTTGGCAGCAGCACAACGTGCGCGCCATGATGCTGTAAATAGTTTTAACAGCACTCAAATGGAAAACCGTGGCGTGCGTATCTCGGATGCGCAGCTACTGCTAGATCGTGGTAACGCAGGGTTTAAGGATGTTGAAGACCTTGTCCTCAAGTCCATCCCTAAGGCACGTCAAGAATACGATGCCATGAAGATGATGTTGGACGATTACAACGCAGGGTTTGAGCAGCGCTTGCCTTTGTTGTTGACATCTAAACGTGCAGGTGGCCGTGACTTTTTGCTGCCTAACGAAGACTTGATGAAGACAGCATTTAAAACTGCTGAGAACTTACGTCAACTTCAAACCACATTGGGCAACAACCCCCAGACTGCTTCCATTATTGAACGCGGTGCAATTGACTGGATTCGTGGAAAAAATGTTCTTACCCCTGAAGGCATGGTTGATCCTAAGAAAATCCGTCAAGTGCTGGATAAGAACAAAAACATCGTTGAAGCACTTCCTGCCAGTGTGCAGATGAAACTGCAAGACGAAGTCAAGTTTGCCGATGATTATGTTCGCCGTTTAGGAGAAATAGATAAACGCCGCGTTGCTGCAACCGATTCAGAGTTAGACAATCTATTGGCCAAAGCTACACGGCCCGGGGCTGATCCTGCACAAACGTTGGCATTAGCAATGAGGGACCCAGCCACCATGCAAACACTGGTGCGGGGCGTGGAAAAAGACCCAGAAATGTTGTCCGCACTGCGCCGTTCGGTATTTGACATTGCACAAGGCGCTTCAGAAAAAGGCGGATCACTTAAGTCGTTTATTGATACTAACGAAAAAGCATTGAAGGTGCTTTTTAAGGACGCTGGACATTTAGAGGATTTAAAGAAACTGTCTGAACTGCAACGCCGTGTATTTGCTTTCTCCGACGTCACGGGAACAATGCCCCTCTTTGAATCAACAGATGCGGCTTTAAAGCGTTATTTAGGCTTCGGTATTCAGTTTGGTACCACCACGCTGCGCGAAGCCGCTGTAGGCCGGATTAACCCCACTACGGGCGCTTTGGCGCTTGGTTTGAGGATGGCAGGAAGTTTGGAAAAGGATGTGTATGCCCGCATGATGACGCGTGCGCTAGAAAGTCCTGAAGCGGCCAAAGCTTTGACAAATGTTGGCTCAAAAGCAGAGGCAGAAAAAGCAGCAGCAGAATTGCAAAAAATTGGCATCACTATGTCTCAGTACATGGGCGATGTGGCGCGTGGTGGTTTGATGCAAGAAGCTACACAAGCAACATTGGAGGGCAGACAGTCTCCTGTAGGGGACATGCAAAACCTTCCAGTTGTGCCAAAAACTTCTGCACAGCAGATGTTGCGGGCCCTGCCGCCTGCTCCGCCCACACGTGGAACAGACTTTAATTCTCGCATCCCCATGGGCGCTCCTAAACAACCGGGCAGTACACAACTGATGTATCCTATGATGTTCCCGAATGACCCGATTAGTGGATTGCTGCAGCAACGCCAAGCCCAGATGCAGGGCCAACAGCGATAACGGAGTTACGACATGAATTTAATTGGACAACTAGTTGGCACGCTGTTCTTGAGCCGCGAAGTGGCTCATCGTGCGCACTTGGCCGCTACAGGCACAGGCAGCTTTGCCAAGCACAGTGCTTTAGGTGAGTTTTATCCTGCTGTGGGTGATCACGGTGACACCATCACCGAAGCCTACCAAGGCCGCCACGGCTTGATTGAGATTCCGTATCTTAAGTACGATGAGGAAGATGACATCATTAAATGCTTGGAAAAGCAAATGGATGATATTGAAGAGTTGCGTTATGGGGCTGTGGACAAAAAGGACACAACCATTCAAAATCTGATTGACGATGCACTTGCAACGTACCTAAGCACCCTTTACAAATTGAGGCACTTGAAATGAAAAAAGAAGTCTGGGATAAGGCAAGGCCAAAAGGTCTTGGTAAACCAAAAGCATTGACCCCCGCTAAGAAAGCATCTGCCAAGGCTGCTGCAAAAAAAGCGGGTAGACCCTACCCAAATCTAGTTGACAACATGCGCGCAGCGCGGGCAAAATAACATCGCGCTAGTCGCAGATTGCCTGAGTTGGACTTAAGCCCCGAGGCTCACGCTTCGGGGCTATTTTTTATGAAGCTCTCAACCCTGCGCATCCACATGTCCTTGTAGTTGTCAAACTCACGGCCACAGGTCACAAACTCCTGCGTTTCGCCGTTCTGAGCAACCATCATGATCACCCCTTGCTCAATCTTGGTTCCATGCGATACATCGTGCGCCAAGGCATACGCGGCAAGCTGCACAAAGTAGTCCTCAATCCATTTGCGCTGCTTCATCTTGTTGGTCTGCTTGAAGTCAATAATTGCAGAGTGATCTTTGTACACACCAATGCAGTCTGACGTGCCGGCATACTTCTCTGGGTAGTACAGCGGTATCTCGGTGCCCCACACTTCATTCACATGCGGCATGAACGTTTCAATCAGCTTGTAACCCATCCAATAGCCTTTGACCGCGAGCCACGTGCGCGGGGTCTCCAGCGGCCTGTTCAGCAGCAAACGTTCCACAACACTGTGCATGTGCGTTCCCACATTAGCAGCATCATTTCTGATCTTCTCCGCTTCATCCTGACCAACCCTTGCGGCCCACGCATCGAGGTGTGATTTATCTTTTGTGCCGGACAGGATTGTTGTCACGCTTGGCACGGCCGGCTGCCCTTCCAACGTGTAGGTGCGCCCTGCTTCAGAGTCAATGCGAACCAGTTTTGGATAGACGTACTTCTTGCGAATTGGTATGAGTTGCATCATTTGATCCATTCTTTAATTTCTTCGCCAAGCACAGCGCTTGCGATATTGATTTTGTTACGCAGCGCTTTGACGATGTGTTCATCCACGGTGTTGGGCGATACAAAGTCGATGTAGGTCACCTTGTCTGTCTGTCCGATACGGTGCGCTCTATCCTCTGACTGCAGGCGCTTTTCCAAGTCAAAGCTGTTGCTGTAGTAAATCACAGTCTTTGCCTCTGTCAAGGTAATGCCGTAGCCGCCTGTGCTTGGATTGCCAACAAAGAAACGCAAGTCAGAGTTGGGGTCCTGAAACTGGGTCACGATCTCTTGGCGATCTTCGGCTTCGGTGTCGCCGTAGTATGTAGCTACAGAAGTCATGCCATATTCTTTTTGAATGGCCAGCCGGATGTTTTCTATGTCGCGCCGATAGTTGGCCCAAATGATTACTTTCCCACTACATTCTGCAAGCGTAGCAATCAATTCGTTCACACGATTATTTGGGATATCAATCTGCTCCCCATTATCAAACTTCACGTGGCCACAGCAAATCTGGTGCAGCCGCATGATCTGAGTCAGCGCGTTGTTGGTAGACATCAGGTTGCCATCAATCAGAGCAAGCGCCATCAGCTTCATCTGGTTGTAGTACGTTGTCTGCTCCTTAGTGAGTTCAATCTCACGACGCACAAACACCTTGTCAGGCAGGTCCAAGCATTCATCCTTGGTCACGCGAAATGAGAAGCGGTTGAGCTTTTGCTGCAACTCATCCAAGTGTCTGTAGCCCACAATCTGTTTGAACGTATGTGTCGGCATCTTGCGCTCCACCAGAATGGCGTAGCGTGCTTGGAATGCGTAGTAGCTGTAGCTATTCAAGCATTCCGGCCCGAGGAACTCGCACTGGCTGTACAGATCAAGCGGTGACTTAGTGACAGGGGAGCCTGTTGCAATACGCCTGTACCGCGCATCACGGGCCACCTTGATAATGCTCTTGGTGCGCTTGGCTGATGGCGTCTTGATGGTTGTGCTTTCATCGACTGCCATGAATGCATTTGTCACTCTGAGGAACGTGCGCGCATGGGCTACACCCTTCTCTGTGCTGAACGCTTCAATGTTCATGATCAGAATGCGCATGGTGTCCACTGCATTCATCATCTTGTCCATCTCTTCGCGCTCCGCTTTACGCGGCGTAGGCGACCAGCAAGCCACTGTTGTGGGAACGTGATCAGGCATATGCTTTGGCAATTCGGATGTATACCAATTGCGATATACCCCTTTTGGCGCTACGATAAGCATAGAGTTGATCTTGCCCTTGTCGTATAGCATGGCTGCGTTGTTGATGAGCATAAAGCTCTTGCCCGTACCCATCTCTGCAAACAATGCAACTTCTCTGTCCTCCCAGAAGCGCTGCAGAAATGCAGCTTGGTGGACGAACGGTTTGTTCTTGAACGGGTACTGGTTTAAAAAATAATCCATATCTTTCTCACTTTCTTTTTAAAAAGGTGTTGACACACCCAAAACATAGTGTACACTAAATGCACGTTTAAAGAAAGGATAGCGTAAAACATGTCAACAACTAATGAGCATTTCCCTCTGGTGTACGTCGTACAAGAGATGCCAAATCATGATATTGCAGGGGCAATGAAATTTGGAGACCCAACGGTGTTACTGCCGTCAAATGTCCAGATTGCATTTTCTACAGTACCGACAGTCAGGCTGCTAAAGCGCAAGCTTCGCAACTTTTCTGATCGTGACTTTCTGCTGTTAGCCGGAGACCCAGTGGCCATCGGGCTTGCATGCGCAATTGCTGCAGCATACAACTCAGGCCGTTTTAGTGTTTTAAAGTGGGACCGTCGTGAGAAGATGTATATCCCAGTTAAAATTGATATCACAGAGAATGGAGAAAGAGATGAGTAACGTTAGCATTTTTGAAGAAGACGCAGGCGCGCTTCAAGTCAAGAACGAGGACCTGTCCTCAGTTGGTGCTTTGGCTAAACGTGCCAAGGAATTGGAAAAAGAGATTGATGACATCGAAGACGTCCTCAAGGAACGTAAAGAGCAGCAGCGCAAGCTTCTAGAAGATACGATCCCTGCGATGCTTGATGAGCTTGGCATGAAATCGTTCAAGATGGCTGATGGCAGTCAGATCGACATCAAGCCTTTCTACAGCGCAAGCATCAAGGAAGAAAAGCGCGCTCAAGCCTATGAGTGGCTGCGTGAGCATGGCTTTGACGACATCATTAAGAACACTGTGTCAGTACGTTTTGGTCGTGGTGAAGACCAACTGTGCGACACATTACTGAGCGATCTGCGCGAGAAAAACTATCCAGTTGAGCAAGCGCAGAAAATCGAGCCCCAGACCTTGAAAGCTTGGGTTCGAGAGCAAGTGGAACGCGGCAACGAGTTCCCAACCGAGCTATTTGGCGCATACGTGGGCCAAAAAGCAACTATCAAATCAGCATGATCTAAGGAAATTAAAATGGCTAAGAACGAAGTAGCAGTAAAAGAGACCAACGCATTGGCATTGGCAGGTGACTTTGAGCAGGACGCTCAAAGTGGTTTTGAGAACATGAGTCAGGACGATTTTGCCCTGCCCTTCTTAAAGCTTTTAACAAATACAAGCCCTGAAGTAGGTGAGATCGACGGCGCTTTGCCCGGCATGATCCTCAACAGCGTCACGGGTCAGTTGTATGACGGCAAAAAAGGCATCACCGTGTTGCCAGTCGCTTATGTACGTCAGTACATTGAGTGGGCTCCACGTGGTTCAGGCTCTGGCGCGCCAATGAATATCTATCCCGCCACGTCTGACATCCTAAGCCGCACGCACCGCGAACCGGGCGACAACAAGGACTATCTCGATAACGGCAACTACATCGAGAACACTGCAAACCACTACGTGATGATCATTGGCGACTCTGGTATTCCTGAGCCTGCATTGATTACCATGAAGTCAACGCAACTGAAGAAGTCGCGCAAGTGGAACAGCATGATGATGTCCACAAAGATGATGGGAGCCAACGGCCCCTTCACTCCTCCGATGTACTCACAGGTGTATCGCCTGACGACACAGGCCGAGTCTAATGACAAGGGCAAATGGTTTGGTTGGGAAGTGGAGAAGATTGGTCCCGTTGAAGACATGAATGCATACAAGGCTGCCAAGTCCTTCTCTGCTTCTGTTGGTTCAGGCGAAGTAAAGGTTAAGCACGAGCACGAGAGCGCACCAAACGCTAACGACGTCCCGTTCTGATTACCGGGGGGAAAGTTTGACAAGGTATGCTTTTTAGAAAGCTTGCAGACGACTTGTCATTCCGGTACCCCCACCTTTATAGAGTGAAGCATGACCGATATAACAAAATTCAAAGCGATATTCAGCGGTCTGGATATAGCTTACGGAACCTACCGTATAAACAAGGAGCGCGGTGATGGCAAGCAAGCAGGACAAGCCACGGTGGTTAGAAAACCACCAACCGATGACCTATGGGTACAACATCTTGATGGTGTTGACCCTTCCCTTGGCATTATTCCTATTCGTGCCGATAACACTTGTATTTGGGGCTGCATCGATATTGACCAGTACCCTTTGGACCATAAAGGCTTGGTGGAAAAGGTTGCGCAGCTAAAGCTGCCAATGGTTGTCTGCCGTAGTAAATCTGGAGGAGCACATGTCTTCTTATTTTCTAGGGAGCCGGCTCCGGCTCGGGAATTCCAAGAATATCTCAAAAATGCGGCAGCTCTCCTCGGTGAAGCGGGCCGTGAGATTTTTCCTAAGCAATCAGAGATCTTGGTTGAACGAGGCGACACCGGAAACTTTCTCAACTTACCGTACTTCGGGGGCGACAACGGGACGCGGTATGCATTCAATGCCGACGGGTCCGCAGCCACACTTGAAGAGTTCTATGAACTCTATGAAGCGGCCGTCCAAGAGTTGCCGCTCATTGTTCCAGAGCCGCCGAAGCAAGCGGAGAGTCCCGTCAAAGATGGTCCGCCTTGCCTACAAGCTTTGTGCGCCCAAGGCTTTCCCGAGGGCACCCGTAATAATGGACTATTCAACATTGGAGTCTTTCTTAAGCGCGCATTCCCCGCTGCTTGGGAAGACAAGATGGTCGAATACAACTTCAAATACGTATCCCCGCCCCTGCCTAACAATGAAGTCCAAATTCTTGTTAAACAAGTTGGCAAGAAAGAATACCTTTATAAGTGCAAAGACGCGCCGCTCAATAGCTTTTGCAACTCGGGCCTATGTCGATCACGTAAATTTGGCATCGGAACCAATGGTCCTGATGCGCCTCAGATAGCAGCCCTGTCCAAGTACGCCAGTGAGCCACCTCTGTGGTTCTTGGATGTCAATGGCCGCAGAGTAGAACTCGATACCGAGAGCCTCTTCACGCAAGTGGCTTTCCAAAAAGCTTGTTTAGAAAAACTAAACGTCTTGCCTCCCACTTTGCGCAAGCAAGATTGGGAACAGATGCTCAACGCCCTTCTCAAAGAGATGGTGGAGACAGAGCAAATCACCGACGCACCAGAGGACACAAGCATCACTGGCCGCTTCATGGATCTGCTTGAAGAATTCACAACGCACATGCAAGAAGCAATGGATCGCGAAGAGATGCTCATGGGCCGCCCATGGACGGATATCGATGAAGCGAAAACCTACTTCCGGATCAAGGACCTCGAAGCACACCTGAAGCGTAACAACTTCATTGGCCTGACGGCTCCGAAGATGGCTCAGCGCCTTCGCGATATGGGTGGAGAGCCCATCCCGCTATTCCTTAAAGGCCGTACTGTGCGCTGCTGGCGTATTCCGCGCTTTCAGAAACAGGATGCACCTTTTGAATCACAAACCAAACGCACCATAGGGAGCCCATTCTGATGTTAAAAATTGATGGACACGACGATGCCGTTCTCGGCCCTGCACTTGTCTGGGGCAACGGCACACGCATTTATGTTTTGGTATACGACGCAGAAGCCATTCGCACAACGCTTATGGAGCGCGACAACATGGAAGCTGACGAAGCGCGCGAATACATTGAGTTCAATATCGAGGGCGCTTACATGGGCCCCGATTCCCCTATCCTTGTGTGGCCCGACGACCTGTGGGATGAGGAGTATGACTTATGAAAACAATCATTCATGTCAACCAACACGTTGTAAAAGCCAACAAGAAAAACGGGACCAATGATCCTGTGCTGACTGTTAAAACATACAAGGACAACAGATATGCGCACAGCGTAGAAATTGTTGGCCCTTCTAAAGTTGTCTACAGCCCAGACAAGGCCTTGTCCTGTGGCGCTCACGTATGGATTGAAACCCACGCTGAAGTTTTAGTGCGTGAGGAACCATGACAAATATCCGCAAGGTCTTTGGCCCGCCCGGCTCCGGTAAAACGACATACCTTCTAAACGTAGTTGACCGCGAGTTGGCGTCCGATCTGTCGCCAATGCAAATTGGCTACTTCTCTTTCACCAAGAAAGCTGCAACAGAGGCCAAGGACCGCGCGATTGCCAAGTTCCCCGCGCTCAATGCGCGCACTGACTTCCCCTATTTCCGAACCCTGCATAGCTTGGCTTTCCACTGCCTTGCCGTCAAGGTGGACTACATGATGAAGCCAGAGCATTACCGAGAGTTTGCTGCACAGGCCGGCATTCAATTGAACGTGGTCCAAGAAGATGATGTGGACATGGCCAAGGCCGACAACCCCATCCTCAACGAAATCAACTTAGCCCGCATCCGCGGCTCAGACCTTCGCGAGCACTACAACCAGTGCGGCCTCGACATCGAATGGCATCACTTTGAGTTTGTTGAAAGATCGTATCGGCACTACAAACGTAGCAAAGAGCTACTGGATTTCACCGATCTTTTGGAAATGATTGTGGTGCAGCCTGAGCGCCTGCCTTCCCTTGAAGTGCTGATTGTTGACGAAGCACAGGATTTGTCCCGTCTGCAATGGCAGCTTGTCGAATCCCTCGCTAAAAAATCGAAACGGGTATTCCTTGCCGGAGACGACGATCAGGCAGTATTTACGTGGGCCGGTGCAGATGTCAAGAGCTTCCTGTCATTTGAGGGCCAGATCACCGTTCTTGATCAGTCCTACCGCGTCCCCGCTATCGTTCACAAGCTTGCTAACAAAGTTGTGCAGCAAATTAATGAGCGCCAAGAAAAGGAATGGAAGCCCCGCGACTTTGAGGGCGCTGTCATGACCTACTACCGCTTTGAGGACGTGCCCATTGATGACGGCCAATGGCTCATCATGGGCAGCACCAACTATCTTTTGAATCCTGTACATGAATGGCTCAGAGCCTCTGGAATCCTTTTTGAGCGCTCAGGGGTACCAAGCCTTAGCCACCCTCTTTTAAAAGCCGTACAGACGTGGGAAAAGCTGCGCAAAGGGGAGTTCCTGTATGGCGATGCGATCAAAAACGTTTACAAGTACATTGGTGGGGAGTTCATTGCCCGAGGACACCGGACCTTCAAGGGTGACCCGCTGGTTGAATACAGCATTAAAGATCTGCAGAATGGCTTTGGTCTGCAGACCGATGCAATCTGGCACCAATCCCTGTCGCGCATCAGCGAAGACAAGCGGGATTACCTGACCGCAGTTCTGCGCCGCGGAACAAAGCTTTCAACCATGGGCCGGATCAAACTGTCCACGATCCACGGAGCCAAGGGTGGGGAGGCGGATAATGTGCTGCTGCTCATGGACCTCAGCCCTAAGTTTGCAAAAGAGTACGCAACTAACGGGGATAACGTTCACCGACTCTTTTATGTGGGAATAACCCGCGCAAAAAAGACCTTGCATTTAGTTTTACCCAAACATATTGAAAAAGGCTTCAAAATATGAAAACAGTTCCCCTTTTCCCCACCCCAACAGAATGGGTGGCTCCGGAAGTGTTTCCAAACCTTTCAACAGCGAAAGAGATTGCAATTGACCTTGAAACATGCGACCCCAACTTGGAATCCATGGGCCCGGGATGGGCTAGGAACGACGGTTTCGTTGTCGGCTACGCCCTTGCCGTCGATGGATGGTCTGGATATTTTCCGGTGGCGCATCATGGTGGTGGAAATCTCGACAAAAAACGAGTGGAACGATGGCTTGCGGACGTACTGGCTTACCCTTCCGATAAGATTATGCATAACGCCGCCTATGACTTGGGGTGGCTACAAGCAAGTGGTTTTAAGGTCAACGGACGGATCGTTGATACCATGCTCGCTGCCCCAATTCTTGACGAGAACCGTTTCAGCTATTCTCTCAACGCCTTGGGATTCGACTACCTCCAAGAAGCCAAGTCCGAGCAAGGGCTCAAACAAGCCGCTGCAGACTTCGGAGTCCATCCGAAAAAAGAACTTTGGAAACTACCCGCCATGTATGTGGGAGAGTACGCTGAGCAGGATGCAGCGCTCACACTGAAACTTTGGCAAGCATTCAAGATTCGCATGCGTCAGGATGAAGTGGAATCCATCTTCAACCTTGAAACAGAAGCCTTCCCTGTCCTGCACCACATGACCTCCCGCGGGATCCGGTTTGACCGCAACAAGTGCTCTCTTTTGATTGACAAAATGGTTGTTCGTGAAAACGAATTGCTTAAAGAAATGAAAGAGCAGGCCGGCATCAAAATTGATATCTGGGCTGCTCAATCAATTGCTGCAGCCTTTGATCGCCTTGGCATTCAATACAGCAAAACAGACAACGGCCTTCCAAGCTTTACCAAGGTCTTCTTAGAAAACCATGAGCATCCCTTATCCAAGATGATCATCGAGGCGCGCGAGACCAATAAAACGCATAGCACCTTCCTGCAGCCATACCTTCACTTCAGTGAAAAGACCGGCCGTATCCACCCGCACGTCAACCAGATGCGCTCAGATGATGGCGGCACCGTCACCGGCCGCCTGTCCATGGCCAATCCCAACTTGCAGCAAGTCCCTGCCCGCCACGAGATTATCGGGCCCATGGTCCGCGGCCTGTTTCTTCCAGAAGACGGCGAGATGTGGGCCTCAAATGACTTCTCCTCACAGGAGCCACGCCTCTTGGTCCACTACGCTTCGCTCCTTGATTTGCCCGGAGCCGATACCATGGTTTCTGCTTACAAAGAGAACCCCAACACCGACTTTCACCAGATGGTTGCCGAGATGGCAGGCATTAACAGGAAAGCTGCCAAGACCATTGGCCTTGGCCTGATGTATGGCATGGGCAAGAACAAACTGGCAGCACAACTGGATTTGAACGTTACGGAAGCGTCGGAACTTATTGATAAGTTCCATCAAAATGTTCCGTTCCTAAAAGGCACAGTCAACGCCGTCATGAAACGGATCGAGCATCCTGCATCCAACGGATCCATTCGCACCCTTCTCGGCCGCAAGTGCCGGTTCCCACTTTGGGAGCCGATGGAGTGGGGCGTGAACAAAGCCCTTCCCCGTGAGCAAGCAGTCATTGAATACGGCCAACGGATCAAGCGCGCAGGCACCTACAAAGGTTTGAACCGTCTTATCCAAGGGTCAGCCGCCGACCAGACAAAGGCAGCAATGGTGGCGTTAGCTCGGGAGGGGATTATGCCCATGCTGCAGGTTCACGATGAACTGGCATTAAGCGTCAAGACAAAAGAAGAAGCGCAGCGTGCAGCAGAGATTATGGCAACGTGCGTGAATATGCAAATCCCCAGTCGGTGCGATGTTGAAGTCGGACCGAGCTGGGGTGAGGCCAAATAATTAGCGAATGCGGCCGTTTAGGCGGTCCGCTACCAACTGGGCATAGCCGGCAATATCTAGCCAGTGGTCAATCACATCAGGATTGCCGTTGATGATGCGGCCAACCTTGTGCAAGATCATGTCCAGAGATTCGGCCTGATCATGTGCCAACGTCTTGTCACGATTGTTCAAAGCATTCTGTACAACACGTTTTAGCATCTGAATGACTTCAGCGCCCTCGATAAACTTGCCGTACTCCACGGCCCGAGCGTCAAGGGTTGAGTCTACCTCGTCTTCATACATCTCAATTTCCAGTGGTGCCGGAGCAAGCGTGGCTAACTGCTCGGACCTCTTAGGGAAATTAACTCCCGCCTTCTTCATCGTGTTACGCAAGACATAAATGGATTGCTTGGTTAAACCGAAGCGATTTGCTACCTCGTTGACCGAGGCGGCAGGATTACTCTGCATAAATGAGCGAGCTTTTGCAGTTTTTGTATTTTTACGTTTCATATTGGACTTTCTTCATATTGCGATTGCTCGCGTTGGGTTGGTTTAGGAAACATCTTTGGGTCTAGTCTCGTGAATGGCCACCACGCCATCAACTCCTCTTGACTCAAAGCTTTTTGTGGCTCTTGGGACTGCAGCTTCTTTTGATTTTGTGAATACGTCATAATATTTCTTAGGCATTGGTGCCTTTTTATCTAACAAATTGCGAAGCCATTCCGCTCCGCCTAACTGGTTTAAAATCATCCACTGTCTATCAGACATCCTCACTTGTCTTCCTAGCAGTGGCTCCGGTGGTTTTGGTCTTGGCATCTTCCATTTTCTTTCTTAAAAACTCTTGGTAATCCCCTTGGTATTTTCTCACTCCGAAGTGATCGCACGTGTAAGCCACATCAACAAAGATCTTGAACCCCGCATCCGTTAGCTTCTTGCAAAGCTGCACATCCTCCGAAATCAATCCCCCATCAATGATCTGTAGATCACAGATCAAGCGCCGAGGCTTGTCCTCAAAGTAAGGCGTCGATTGCTCCCAAACAGCCGTCATGGCCGCACGAGAAAGGCGCAAGAATCCAGTGCCAATGCACTCGACCTCTAACAAATTCACATACGGGTTCCATCTATGCTTCCAAGGATCTTCAGGACGCAAGTTGTATCGCTCCTCGTCCACCTTCATCGGAACAGGGACACCCACAACATCCACGGGATGGTCAATCAAATCAAAGAAAGCCTGTGCATCAAAGGACTGGTCCGAATCAATGAAAACAATATCGTCCACCCCCGCGTCATAGGCTTCCCCAAACAGATTGCTTCTAGCCTTTTGCAGCAGCGCCTCACCCATCCAGAAGTTAAGATTCAACTCCAAGTCAGGCCTTTCCACCGCAGCACGCTGAAAGATCACAGCCATCGTGACTGTAAAGTCACAAACAACCTTGCCATCATAAGACGGGCAAAGAATAGCCACCTTGCGTTTAATAGAGTTCACGTTTCATATTCCTGATATGCACCGTAAAACTACTTATCGTGTCAGGTCCAAAAGCCTTCATCTTCTCGATTTCCTTGGCCACCTCTTCAAGGACCAAGTTACGAATCTTTTCACTGACCTCGTTCCTGTCTAACTGCGCTTCAACCATCTGGCGCTTACGCCAACCCATGGCCTTTTCGAAAAAACTTAAGTTTTTCATTTATTCTCCTTCAACTTTGCTTCTGCCTGTTCCATCATGCGTCGGTAGATCTCAGGATCTTTCTCTTTAAGTCGCCCCAAAAACAGCGGCAGCCATGTTTCATCAGTCGGTAAATTGCGCATCAACTCACCCAGTTCTTTGTATGTGGTCATGTATTGCGCTCCTTCAACTTAGTTTCTACGTCTCGGATTGTTTGAATCAAAAGAGCACGCCAAGCTTGGTCTTTTTTTTCACCCACATTCCAAATCTCTTTACGCTCTTCCTCCGTCAGCCCTTTCCACGGGCGGACGTAGTTTTGAATGTCATCGTCATCAGTCATTTTTCAGGCTCCTCATACTTATTGCACTCTTCCAACCAGATAGGGTCAAAGTTCCACGGCCAATGGAACCAACCCTTCTGCGCTGCACGAGCATTGCCAGAGATCAAAGCCTTGGGCTCCAAGCACTGGATGTGATGCGTCATGGGCAAAGGATCATGATTCACGCACTTATGGCAATTAGGCCGGTCCACTTGCGGTTTGTAGTCGTCAAGGTTGCTCATACTCATCCTTTATCTTCTGACGATTGATCATGGCCTGCATGGGATCGATATCCCCCATCAGCACTTCAAGCAGCAGACGATCTATTGCCTTCAAATGCTTTTCCAGTTCCGCGTTCTTGGTAACAAACTCACCGCATGCCGCAACATAGGGCCGCAGCAGTTCTAATTCTCTTTGCTCAGTCATATTACGTTCCTCATTTCTTCAAAATAAATAGGTGCGTCCTGCTCAATGCGAAAAATCACATCCGGATGCAAAACCCCACTCAAGTCAACAGAACTGTTAGGCAAGAACACCGACACCAAGGTCCATACCTCCGGATAGTCCGGCTCCAACTTCAAACCAGACATGGGCTCCACAGAGCCAACCTCAGCAGGCTCATACTCAAAAAAGCACTTGAGGCCTAACCCCAACTCATCACATTCGTACAAGAATTCGTACATACATCACCCCACAGTCAAAATTATTAGAAAACCCACAACCAACGACCCCAACGTCACAGGCCACAAGGGCACAGGACGATGGATCGAGGACCATCCCATCAAAGCTGCCTGCACAAGCTCCTCAGACGATGTCATCTCAGGAGGCTTTGGCTGATACAGCAGCCCTATTTGTACCTTGCCAGTGTTAAAAGGCGTTACGCGCCCGTTTGTGCTGCTTGCAGAGATAAATTCATGCGCATTAGTGATCATAAGTTGGTCCCTTCATTGCATTCTTGGCCTTCATCGCATCGTTGTATGCGTGCTCAAAGCCCTCCAAAAACTTCTCCAAGGGCACACTTAATTCTGCAGTCAAAATGGCTGAAGAGACAAGGCACGCGAACCACGCGTCAGCAGGTTTGACATAGGTATTTCCACAGAAGTTAAGCAAAGTCTGCGCATCGTCCATGATTTGTTCGATGTCTTTATCCGGAGCGTCCGTCTTTTTAGTCATATCACTATCCTTTCTTTGTTAATGGTGTTTGTCTAAGTAGACGTGGTTATTATCATGCTTTTATCTAGTTAGGTCAATTACGTTGAATGTACTATTTCCTAGGGGTTTTCCCTAGGTTTTGGGGTTTTAGTGTGGGGCTGTTTAAATGTACAGTGGTTGTTGGGGGAGGGGGCGGGGACCGCGGACCGAGGGTCAAAAAGGGTGAAAATGGATCAAAAAGTAATACTAAGGTTTAAGTGCTATAGACCTTTTAGGGGTAAGGTATGTTTTTTTTTTTATTTTTGTGAGATTTGGCGTAATAGACGTAATGCCGTAAGGATTCAATGAAATCAATACGTTACGAGCATTCGGCAAATTACGTCAAGACATTCAGTGTAATATTTCTAGGGGGGCTCCGCGAGATGAAAAGTGAAAAAATAAAAACACACTACACCCTCCAAAAGTTCTATAGGGAGCCCTGATTTGCTTTTGGCCTTGACTCTTGGGTTGACACTCGATATACTCGTGGTAGTTCTTTTACGGGAGTTAATGATGGTACATATTGATCAGGGAATTGCCCTGCCAACCAATCGATCCAAATATCCTTTTGGTGAGATGGAGGCGGGCGATAGCATCCTGTTTGGCGTGCGCAAGCAAGCCGAGAGCTGCCGTGTCGCTGCCCTTCGCTTCACACGAGTGCATCAGCCTAAATGGGTGTTCACGCTGCGCAAGGTGGACGATGGTTGGCGTTTGTGGAGAATCAGCTAATGGCCAAGAAAGACGTTTGGAATGTTCCCCCTGTCATGCCTGACAAGGCACAGAAAAGAATGTCAACCGAAGTGGCCCCGCTACGGCAGCAGCGCCGCAAGCTAACAGCCAAGGAATGGACCTTTGTTACCGAGCTTGTGAGTGGGGATGGGCGGGTAACCATGAAAGAGGCTGCTATACGGGCCGGATACAAGGCTACCAGCGCGTCTGTCATGGCATGGAAGCTTACCCACCCTGATATCAATCCGCACGTTGTAGCGGCCATTCAGGCCTATCGTGCTGATTTGGCGTCCAAGTACAACACGTCTTACGAGCGCCATATGCGCGATTTGCAGATCATTCGCGATAAAGCTTTGGATGCCGGTGCATTTGCAGCAGCCGTCCAAGCAGAGTATCGTAGGGGCCAAGCTTTGGGAACGATCTATGTGGAGCGCAAAGAGATCCGCCACGGCACAATTGACAGCATGAGCAAGGAAGAGGTACAGCGCAAGCTTGATGAGCTTAAAAAGCTGTATGGTGGGCCTCCACCCACTGCCTTGATCGATGCGGACACTGGAGTGGTGATTGAAAGTGCAGCAAGAGAAAAAGATCCCGAATTCGACGCGGGAGTGGAGCAGCCTCCGCTTGACATCTTTGAGCGAGGTTTGGGGGGATCAGATGACACCTGAAGCTAGATTTTCGGCTAGGGTGAAAGCCGGCCTTGTCAATTGCTCAATTGAACGCATTGAGAATCGTGTGAACCTTGGTATTCCTGACATGTTGGTGGGTGTCGGGGAATACTTTGTTTTGATGGAATTGAAAGTGGTGGCCAAGGGATTGAAAGTTGGGCTGCGACCACATCAAATTGCTTTCATGACTCGGCATGCTGCCAAGGATAGGCCTTGCTTTATTCTTGTGCTCGACATGGGTAACACACTACGGCCCTCAACCATTCGCTTATATCAGGGGAGCGATGCTATAAATTTGGCTGCAGAGGGCATAAAGCTTGAGCCCCTTCGCTGTTGGCCTTCGCGTGGCATGCCTTGGACGGAATTAGAGGAAACCCTAGGTTTAGTAAAATAAATGTAAATAAGTGTTGCAAGGTACAAAAACCTTGCTATACTGGCGATGCCGGTGCCTGATCCGGTGTTTAGAAAGGATAGAGAAATGGTAGATCAAAATGCTTTGTCGTCCGCCTTGTGCGACATGATTGACGTTCGCAATGCGTTGTCAAAAACAATGAAGAATCGTCCTAAGGACAATGACGGAACTGAAATCACAATTGGTATGTGCCTTGATGACGTTATCTTGTTTTTGGAATCATTAGAAGAGGGGGAAGCAGAATGAAAACCTTCAAAGTAGTTGCAGCAAGTACAAGCTATGTCTATTGCTTGGTCCAAGCAGAAGACGAGCAGCAAGCATGGGATAAGGCACGCGAAATCGATGGCGGTGATTTTGATGACGCGGGCTATGGCAGTTGGAATATTGACACCATTGAAGAGGTGACAAAATGAAACCAGTAGATGACGCTCTAACTCGAATCGACCGCATGTGGGAGATTAAACAGTTGGAAGAAAATGAATTGAAATTTAGAAAGGATAGAGAGATGAAAAAGTTGACCATTGAACAACGGGCTTTTTTAGAGGCATACGACAATGCCGTTGCCAGTGCCCCTCGCGAAGAGGTAGTTCGCTTTTTGACTGTGACTTCTGAAGAGCGCAGCAGCCGCGCTTTTTATGATTCTATGTCGGACATTTACACGTCAATTTTTGATGCATGGGAGGTTTGGAATCAGGCGCTTAAATTTGCTCGCGCTGATAAGGGTATGACAGTCGGCAAATTGTCGGCTGCGCTCGCTAATTTGCCGCAAGATTTGCCCATTGTGATTTGGGATGCCGGCACCCGTTTAGGGCTTGCTCATGTTGACGATAGCTTTATAGAAGACGAATACCCGCGCCTTGAGTTGAACACCGACCGCGACGACTAATTTTAGAAAGAATAGAAAATGCCAATTTATAAATATGACGTGTGCTTTCCCAATTCTCAAAGTGTGATACGCACCTTCCCTTCGCTTGTTCGCGCTCGTGACTTTATGCGCGTTATGTCGGCCGATGACTTGCCTTTTTTGGTGATGCCATGGGACGAAAACAGCAGTCCCTTAATTGTGCGACGCGTGAAAACCCCTAGAAAATATCACACACAAAAGGCCGTAAAGCTTGATATAATTGGTCCCTCACAACAGAAAGGATAGAATATGTTAAAGACAGTCAGAATCAGCGCGAACAGCAAAACCGGCCCAATTGCAGTAACTTATCGCAGTGGGGAACATGAAACCTATGGCACGTGCCCGACAAGCTGCAGCCTTCACCCTAAAAGTGAAACCGGCACATCACAAATTGATAGCGATTATCTGCAGGCCGTTTTTGATAGCGTCCCGCGTGGTGGTCAAGCTTGGACATATTCGCATTTTGCGGCCGAAGCGCTCCCGCTCCCTCAGCCAAATAAAACAGTTATAAATGCGAGCTGTGACACAACGGCCGAAGCAGTGCGCGCCGTAGAATTAGGCCGGCCCGCTGTATATGCTGCGCCCCTAGAATCGGCCGACCAATGGCCGCGTAAAATTCAAGGCGTGCAATTTGCCCGTTGTCCTGCAGAATTGGCCGACAATTTCAGCTGCCAACAGTGCGGCGGCGGCCGGCCATTGTGTGCACGTGGTGCCCGCGAATTTGTCGTTGTTTTTGTTGCCCATGGCACCGGTAAAAAGAAAGTGGGAAAAGATGAAGACGGCGGGTGTTATGCTGCAAGTGGACCGGTAGCGATACAGTGGCACAACACTAGAAAAAACGGCGCGAAAAATGATGCTGCAGCCCTTCGCGAATTTGTGCGCACCCTTCCACATGGTTCCTTTTTGCGCCACCATATCGCGGGCGATGTTGGCCTAGAATTGGGGGCCCCTTGATATTCGCAATAATTCTTATTTTTTGGGCGCTGTGGTGGTTACTTGATCAATTTGAAAAATAAATGTAAATAAAGTGTGCAAAGTGTAAAAAGTGTGTATAATTCAAGCACCGGCACAAAAAACCGGTTTTTATTAACTCAGAAAGGATAGATATGGCCCACATGATCGACACAACAACGGGAACAGCAGCAATAGCTTACTCAGGGTTAGCCCCTTGGCATAAGTTAGGGCAGCAGCTAACAGCAGGCGCGACAATTCAGGAATGGACACAGCAAGCCGGCTTAGCTTATGACGTATTAGAAAGCCCCGTTTTATTTAACACACCGGCCACCAGTGCCCCGCAAGCTTGGCCTGATAGAAAGGTTTTGCATAGAAGCGATACCGGCGCGCCGTTAGCTGTAGTCTCACAGGGCTATAACGTAGTGCAGCCGGCCGAAGTAATGGGGTTTTTTAGTAAGCTTGTGGATCTTGGCGGGTTCACAATGGAAACGGCCGGAGCGCTAAGTTATGGCCGGAGGGTTTGGGCCTTGGCTAAGGTTAACGAGGGGGCCGATATCGTAGAGGGTGACACAGTGCGCCCTTATGTTTTGCTTGGCACGTCATACGATGGAACCATGGCCACCATCGCAAAATTTACTAGTGTGCGCGTGGTATGCAATAACACAATCACAGCAGCAGTCAATAACAGCGAATCACAAATTAGGGTTTTGCATAGTGAGCGCTTTAATGCGGACGATGTTAGGCTGCAGCTTGGAATTGTCGCGAACCAGTGGGAGCGCTTTTTAGTTCAATCCCGCAAGTTGGCCGGTGAGACAATGACGGCCGAAGAATGCGACGCGTTCGTTACTGAATTATTGAAGCCCTACCACACCGGAAAAATTGCCATTAATGAATCGCGCGCATTCAAGCGAATCATTGAATTATTCAACGGGCGCGCTATTGGTTCCGATATTGTGGGCGTGGCCGGCACGCGGTGGGCGGCCTTGAATGCCGTTACTGAATTGGTGGATCATGAGCGCGGACGTTCTGACAATACCCGCATTGAATCGGCATGGTTTGGAACCGGTGCGGCATTGAAAAATAGGGCTTTGGAATTGCTGTCCGCTTAACCAGTGCAATTAGCCGACCGGCCCGATGGTTTTTTACTCTTGGCCGGTTGGTTTTTTGTGCTTATCGGTTGGTTAATGAAAACCCTATAAACTAGGCCCCTGATCCCTCGCCCTCGCTCTCCCAAGTGTGGCGCGTGGCCCATGGCCCGCGCTCCGCGGGCCATGGTTTTTGTGCTTTGGGCCGTGGCCCATGGCCCGCGCGCCGTTAGGCGCGCGGGTTTTTTCTCTGCTGCCGGTTTTTTTTCTTTGATTTTTTCCCTTGAATGGTGGTGGCGGGGGTGGGTGGGCCCGCATACTTTTTTTGTTTTTATTTGTTGCAAAGTGCTGGCGCGGTGTTATAATTTAGGCTCCACAACAGAAAGGATAGAGAGATGACCGATCAGGAAAAAATTGATTTGCTTGGCGAGGCCTTAAACAATCTCATGCAATCTGCTGACAATTACATTGACGATGGATCGTGGATCGATGAATTGACGCAGGACATTGAGACCGCCCGGGCTTTGCTTAAGAGAATGACAAATTGCATTATTCAAATGAGACACGATCTTGCCGAAGAGGGTTATTCTGTCCCTGCTTCGCGGACCTTTAGCAATTACGACACACTGGACGATGACCTTTACATTTCTGCCGATGAATTGAAAGGCGCAACGTTTGGCGACGATCCCGCTGATCCCGACGATCACCCGTTTTGCTATCTTCAATTGAAGGACGGCCGGTCCCTGTATTTCATAGGGGCTGATCTAGACTTTATTTATAAATTAAAGATTGTACAAACAGAGTAAAACAGTGCTATAATTCAACTGTCTAATCGGCCGATTAGATACAACCCTAGAAAGAAGAGAGAACGCAATGAGCAACCCAGTAACACCCTTCCGTAATAATCTGTTTGGTTCACGTGGCATGGACATCCAGTCCGCACTGGATTATTCAGAGATGATGATCAATACTTTGAGTGCCACTGATCAGGTAGCAGTCCGGACTGCATTCGGTGTTGTGATCAATACCATCGATAGCGCAGTGACCCAGTCCCAAGGCCCGAGCCCCGTAGAAGAAGCATTGTTTGCCATTATTGACAAACGCATTGCAGTTCTTCAGATCAACACCCAAGTAGAAATCAACGCGTCGATTGACGACTGGATGGATAACAACCTGCGCGACAAAATGATGGACATCTTGGCCAACGACGACATCGATGATCAGATCAGTAACTGGATGTCGAACAACTTTGACATCACGGACTACAACGTGGACGATGCAATTGAATCTTGGATGGATAACAACCTAGACGATAAAGTGACAGACGCGGCACGTTGTTTAACATTTACTGTCGAAGTATCACGCTAATCCGTGATATAATTCAAGCACTGGACCAGCCGGTCCAGTGCAACCTTAAGAAAGAAGAGAGATCATGAAAACAGTAACAGTAATTTCTATTGATGGTAACAAGTTTGGGTTACCTGAAGGCCTTGTCAAAAAAGACGTTCACGAACTGATCGGGTTCTTGCATAGTCTGACTGCAATCAGCACCCAGTATGACTGGGAGACAAGTCTAGACTTGTGCGTGTATGACAATGGCCCTGTGACAATCAAAGTGTCACAAGAGCAAATCACCGACAGGGCCGAGGCCCGTAGACTTGGCAAAGAAAGCCAAGAACGATACGAAGCCAAGAAGGCCCAAGAGAAATTGGACAAGGACAAGGCCACGGCCCAGTAAGCGCTGGTCTAGGTTGTATGTACATACAACCTAGAAATCACAAACCCGAAGGCAGCCGAGTCGGCTGCCTTTTTTGTCAGCCGGTGTATTACTATACAGAGTATAGTAATACAGGGCCACAGGCCCTGTATGCATAGCACAGGCACCGATGGCACGCCATCGGTGTTTACCCTTACTCTTTTTTTTCTTATTTTTTCCCTCATAGGTGGTGGCGGGGGTGGGTGGGCCCGCTCTTACCTCTGTTGTCTACGTATAGGGTTACATCCTTTAGAGGGGGGAGGGCCATAAACAGCCCGTCAAGCGCAGCCGAAACCTTCGCCCTGTTTCTGCCAAATTTCAAACCTTTTTAAACTTGGTCCGCGGAAAAGACCCCCCTTGTTGTTTTAAATGCAATCAGGGGTTATATTTATGCAAATTTCAAAACGTGGCCTATGCACTCTATAAAACCCGATGACGTCCAAGAAGAACAGCTTCGCTTGGAGCTTCGCCTCAAACTTCTTGAAGCGCAAGAGCGTGCAACCACTGACTTCCTGTCCTTTTGCCAGTACGTCTGGCCCGAGATGCTTGTTGGGGAACACCACAAACGTATCGCCAAAGCTCTGGACCGTGTAATAACCGGCGAGTGCAAACGCCTGATGATTGCGATGCCTCCCCGTCATGGCAAGTCCCAGCTTGGGAGCTATCTGTTCCCGGCGTATCTTATGGGTAGAAACCCTGATACAAAGCTGATTGTGGGTTCTCACACTGCAGAGTTAGCGCAGCGTTTTGGTAGGATGATTCGTAACCTTGTCGATGACGAACGCTATAAAGAGTTGTTTCCAAAGATGGCGCTGTCCGTGGACAGTAAAGCGGCGGGAAGGTGGAACACGGCCCAAGGCGGTGAAGCGTTCTTCATTGGTAAGGGCGGTGCGATGACGGGCCGTGGTGGTAATGTTGTCGTGCTGGATGATATTTTGGACGAGCAGGATGCTGTGTCTGAAACTGCGATGGAGAACACGTGGGAGTGGTACACGTCCGGTCCTCGTCAGCGTTTGCAACCGGGCGGCGCAATCATTGTCATTAATACGCGTTGGAAGACAGACGATCTGTCGGGACGCCTGCTCAAGCAGCAGGGCTATTTGAAGTCAGACCAGTGGGAGATCTTGGAGTTCCCTGCCATCCTGCCGTCCGGCAAACCCTTGTGGCCTGACTACTGGAGCCTTGATGAGTTAGAAAAGGTTAAGGTATCTATTGGTTTGAAGAAGTGGAACGCCCAGTGGCAGCAGCAGCCAACGAATGATGAGGGTGCTATTTTGAAGCGTAACTGGTGGCGCAAGTGGAAGTACGATGATCCACCAGAGTGTGAGTATCTGATTCAGGTATACGACACGGCGTACTCAAAGAAAGAGACTGCTGACTTTTCTGTCATCTCGACGTGGGGCGTGTTCTATCCTGATGCGGACAGCGGTGCAAATCTGATGCTGCTTAATGTGCGCAAAGGCCGTTGGGACTTCCCTGAGCTAAAGCGCATGGCTAAAGATGAATACATGTATTGGAAGCCAGACAATGTTTTGATTGAGGCAAAAGCGACTGGTACTCCGCTGCAGCAGGAACTGCGTAAGATGGGCATTCCTGTCACGATGTTTTCTCCGGGCGGTCGTAAGTCTGGTCAGGACAAAGTCAGCCGCGCCAACGCTGTTGCTCCGTTACTAGAGTCCGGCATGATCTGGTATCCTGAGGGGAAAGAGTGGGCCGAGGACCTTGTAGAGGAATGCGCGGCTTTTCCTAATGGAAACAATGACGACCAAGTGGATACTGCGGTGATGGCTTGGACGAGATTTCGTGCGGGTAACTTTATTGCGTTGGAGTCTGACGACGATGAAGAGACAGAGCCTGATACAACACCGGTTGAGTATTATTGAAATGCCGCATAAAATGTCTTGAATATTTGATCAAGGACCTCGGACCATGGCCCAACAGACGTTTGAAGAGATAGTTGCTGCTGTTAAGCAAGCGGAGAGCCGCGGCAAGCGGTACGCGGACGATGGTAAAACTCTGACCACCAGTCCCAAGGGCGCTTTGGGTGAGATGCAGGTCATGCCCAAGACCATCCTTGACCCCGGCTTTGGTGTAGTTCCTGCTAGGGACAAATCTCCTGACGAGATTGCAAGGGTGGGCAAGGATTACTTGCAGGCCATGAAGCAAAAGTATGGCGATACAGAGAAGGCGTTGATTGCGTATAACTGGGGACCGGGGTCCACGGACAAATGGATTGCTGCTGGTGCTGACCCAAAGAAGTTGCCGGCGGAAACCCGCACCTATGTAGAGCGTGTTAAGGGATTGCTTGGTGGAAATGTTCCACGTGAAACATCGGTAGCCAAGACAGAGCCAACTCCTGCTGAAGAGACGATGACCAAGGCCCTTTCTTCGGGGATGTCGGCTAAAGCGCCAGCGGCAACAACTGTGGCAAGTGCCAGCAAAGGCATGCCGGACATTAAGAACATGCCCGCAAGTTATCAGGCTGCTTTTGCTTTAGCGGCTTTGGCTGATGCCAAGGATGATGAGAAAGAATTTGACGAGAACAAGGAAACCGAATCAGAAAAGCTGATGCGGGAGTACAAGCCTGTCAATCATTTGGCATCTCTTGATTTAAGCGTCACACCCATTACCATGGCTGAGGGTGGGGAAGTGGACTCTGACAAGAGTCCTGACGACATCAATTACTTTAGCAATGTCAATCGGATGAAGGACCGCGGAGTTACAACGGATTCCGTGATGCTCGGCGCGCGGACCAAGGCTGGTGAGGGTTCTGTCATGGCTGGTCTGAACATGGCCAACATGAGCAAGGATGAGAAACTGCAGACGGCGCGTGCTTTGATGTTGGCGTATACGCAGCAAGATCCTGAGGGGTTGGGGTTTACTGCAAATGTTGTCAAGCCCCAAGGCGCTCCGGCCATGGCTAATTTGATGGGATCACTTCCTGTGGGTGAGGGCCGTGTATCGGCGGGTGTGCATGGTAATCAGGCGTATTCGTTGGGATATGAGCGCCCTGTTGAGGGTGGTCAGTTCAATGCAAACTTAAATGTTCCACGTGGAACAATGGGTTCGCCCCAGTTAAATCTGCAATTTAACAAGCGGTTTGCGGATGGCGGAGATGTGGACGCGGAAGAGGATGTAAGCAAGCCGTTTATTGGCAATCCTAATATTAGCAGGCAGGTTGGTCAAGCAAGAAGAAATGCTGCAATTCAAAAAGCCAACTATGGTGATGAATTAGCCGAAGCAAAAGATACCGCACGCAAGGGCGAGGCATATCAAGCGCTTGAGCAGTATTTGCAATCTCGGAACGCGGTCCCTGATATATCGGTAAGTAGCTATTTGCCTGAAGGAACCCACGGACTATTCTCTTCGGACAGAACAAACGTTGGCACTGGTAACATAAGAGTTAACAAAAACGTGCATGAAACATACATGCCTTCGACAATAGCCCATGAAATGACACATGCGGCAGACCGGCAGATGATGCAGCAAGCAAAAGAACAAAAGATGTTTGGCAACAGCAATCAATTTACTGAAGCCTACGAAAAAATGGTAGGGCCAGAGGGGCGCAACCGCACGCAACTTTTGCGTAAGCGGTACCCAGAGTTTGAAGAAGACAATCGGTACTACCGGGCTGATCCAAAAGAACTTGTAGCGCATGCTGTAGGCGCTTATTCTGGTCCAGTCTTGCAGGACCGCGCGCCGCGGCACGTGGATGCTACTGCTGCAACGGAGTTTCAAATCCTGATGGACCTTGCTCAAAGAAACGTGGACAAAGGACCAAAGGGTTTGGCCAAGATTCCTGCGTTTTTTAAGAGAATGGGAAGTTACGCTGATGGCGGAGAAGTGGATATGGAGGGTCAAGAGATAAAGTTTGCGACTCAACCACCACAAGCCCCTGTCAGTGCACCTTTACCCGCTACTCGGAGCGCAAAGGAGTTGGATGCTTACATAAAGGCGTTGAATCCGGGCGCAAAGCTTTCGTATTTCCCTGAAGGCGGCGGCACCATGGGTTATGTAAACTCAGATGCTCCAGATGTTTTAAATATTCAAAGAAAATTATCCCCGCAAAGAGATGAAGAGACTAAGCTGCATGAGTTGGAGCACAGTCTTACGTTCAGGGCGGGTGATCCGTTGGGCCGTCCAAAGATAAAGAAAGTGGACAACAACTACCAAGCGTATTACATGCTGGGTGATTGGAGACCGTTGTCTCAATTCACAACGAACATGGTGGAAAACAAGGACAAGCTGGAGCAGTTTTTTGGTCGTCCTTTGAACAACGCCTACTTTCAGCCAGAAACATTGGCAGCTTTAAAGAAACAACAAGGCGATACGTCTGCTTTGTTTGATGAGCAGATGGCAACCTTGTCTGCATTGGAGCAGATTACGGGCAAGTCCTTGACGCGTGATCCGGAAATGAAAAAGTTGTTTCCAAACGTTCGGGTGATGTCTGTTTATGATGCGTTGACCGGGCCCCGTCAGACACGACTAGATCCCCGTGATTTACCGCCTAGCACACCACAACCTGCGTACACGTACAGGGATAATCCTGTTACGCAGTTCTTGCATAAGACCTTGTTAGGTGATAATTTTTATCCATACAACAAGCCTGTCCGGCGTGCAGATGGAAGTCCTGAAGAAGGCGAGCGTTTAACACCGCAGCAAATTGAGCAACGCGCAGCGCAAGAGGTGGCGGAGCGGGAAGCGGCAAGCAATGCTGCTTTTATTACTTCTAAGTCTGGTATTGGTCGCAAGGCAGGCCCTGTTTCTCAGGCGCTGCAGTCTGGTCAGGGTCAGATAGAGTTCCTTAAAGGCATGACCAACGTACCCCAGAATATCTTGGGTGCGCCAATGGATATTTCCAACATGATTGCCAACGTATATGGCGGTGGTGTTGAGAAACCGTTCATGGGCAGTGAGTACATCAAAGAAGGACTGCGTGCAAAAGGCCTAGGGTTTACCCCATCTACCGACCCAACGCTGGCTGGTTTCTACGGTGCGGGTGATCTAGGCAGCAATCTTGTCAATCCGGCTGGCGTTACGCGCACGGGCGTGAAGGCTGCGGAAAAAACAGGGGAAGCCGCCAAGATGTTGGCCCGTGATTTCCAAGGTTACAACCAGCAGTTGGCAGTTCCCGGCGCTTCGTATGCAATTCGCAATAAAGGCACACCTTTTATTGTGCGTCCGGAAAGAACAACCGTGTTTGGCGCAATTCGTCCTGAGATGAATGAAGCCGACGCGCACGCAGATTTTTTTGCACGCATGGCAGATACTGAATCAGGTATTCGGTCAGATAACCCTGCTTTGGCAAATTGGGTAAGAAATAAAGTGGGTGCGTATTTGCGCCGTGATTTTGGAACAGAGCAAGATCAAATGGTTCAGGCGGCAGAAAAAGGTCAAAAACTGCATTTTATGTCTCCTAAATTTTTAGAAAACGATCCATATTCAATTTCTAAATACCTTGCAACTGATCGGGAAAGAGAAGGGTTTCCAAAAGCTGGTTTTGCAAAAACAGCAAAAGGTCAAGAAGCAGAAGCAATTGTAGATTCATCAATTTATCCGGTTCAGTTGCAAGACTTGTCCGATAAAGTAATTCCTTCTGCGTTAAAACAATTTCAAAGCACGCAACCTGAGATGCGTCTGAGCGAAATGAGCGGATATGTCACAGAGAATCTTAAACTTGAGGTTCTTGTAGATCAGATGAAAAAGATGTTTAACGAAAAGGTTTTTAAGGCGTATGGCGAAGAAGTGCCAATGCCTAAAGAGTACGTTTTAACAGAAAAAACGTTGGAAGGTTTGACTCCTGCGCAGGCATCTAATCGCGTGGCATTAAAACAGGAATGGACAGCTAAAAAACAAGCAGAACTTGCAGGCGTTGCGATTTCTAAAGATCCGCAGATCGTAAGCCACAGTTATGACAACGGTAACAAGTGGATTAGTCCTGCTGATTTAGCCGACAATCCAAACCACGCAGAGATGGTAAAAGACATTGGCTGTGCAGGAGGCTGGTGTACGGATAAAGCTACTTATGCCATGGACTACGGTTCTGGCGAAAACCGACTAAACATTTTGTTGGATAAGAAGTTTGAGCCACGTGTGCAGCTTACTTTAAACCAACCACAGCCTTCAGTTGCTGAATTTGCCAAGTACATTTATTTGACCAATAACGACAGTTCTATATTAGATGAAATGTCTAAGTCAGCATATGGCTGGCATACTGCAGCGGATGCTCAGATTGAGGCCAAAGTTAGGGCTATGCCTGAGTATCAGCAGTATGTTAAAGAGTACCGACCAGAGAAAAGCATCACAGAAATCAAAGGCAAATTTAATAACGCTGATCTAAAAGGTTCTCCGTATCTCCAGCAGGTTCAGGATTTTATTAAACGTCAAGGCCCTGATCTGCAACGCGTGGAAAATTTAGATGGCATTAACATGGTGGACATGCGTAATACCGTGGATTTCTCTGATTACGGGGTTTCAAGAAAAAATCTATCAAAAGAAGAGTTTGGCGCATACGCTGATTTATTTAATAAAAAACTTGTAGAACTTAACGGTAACTCTTATTTTGTAGACAAAGATAGACTGCCTGATTTGGTTAAAACAGTTCGCGAAACCATACCAACCAACAAGGCGCGCCAAATCCAAATGAATTTATTTGGACTCCCCAAAGAAAAGGCGCATGGGGGTATGATCGAGCGCCAGCCCAACGATAACCGCAGATATCTGTAAGGACACAACATGCCAATTGAAAAGAACATGACAATCGACGACTTGCCTGAGGGCGATGTCGCCATTGAGATGGAAGATGAGTTGCCCTCGGATATTGACATTGAGTTTGATACAGAAACCGGTGAAGTTGTTGTAAACATTGGTGCAGAAGACGACGATGTGGCCTATGACAGCAACTTAGCAGAGATCATTGAGCCTGATGTCTTGCAGCTTATCTCGTCTGACTTGATGTCGTTGTTTGATGCTGACAAATCTTCACGCAAGGAGTGGGAAGAGCAGTACAGCAAGGGCATGAAGATGCTGGGCTTTACGTTTGAAGAGCGCACCAAGCCATTCAAGGGCGCGTGCGGCGTGCAGCACCCACTTTTGACAGAGAGTATTGTTCAGTTCCAAGCCCAAGCGCTTAAGGAATTGATGCCCGCGGGCGGGCCCGTGCGCACGCAAGTGCTGGGCAAAGAAACACGTGAGAAGTTGATGCAAGCGGACCGCGTGCGTGACTTCATGAACTACCAAATCACCACGGTGATGGAAGAGTACACCCCCGACTTTGATCAGTTGCTGTTCTACGTTGGCTTTGGTGGCTCGGCATTCAAGAAAGTTTATTACGACGAGACCAAGGGCCGCATGGTAAGCGCTTTGGTGCTGCCAGATAATCTGTATATACCCTATACAGGCTCATCTGTGATGAGCGAATGCCAGCGGATCACGCACCGCGTTCCGATGTCCACCAACGACTACCGCAAGGCGGTCATTCGTGGTCAATACTTGGATACAGCGCAAATGACGACTGCGGCAGAGACGGGCCAGAGCATTATCAAGAAGGAAACAGACCGCACTACGGGTGTGGATCCTACTGGCGTGGAAGAAGAGATCTGTTTGCTTGAGTTCTTGGTTGATTTGGACATCCGCGGCTTTGAGCACAAGGATGAAGACGGCGAAGAGACAGGCATCAAGCTGCCTTACATCGTCACCATTGACGAAATCTCTCAATCTGTTGTTGGTGTGCGCCGTAACTGGAAAGAGGGCGATCCTCTGTTTGCGCGCAAGCAGTACTACGTACATTACTTGCTGGTCCAAGGCCCCGGAGCGTATGGTCTAGGCTTCTTGCACTTGGTTGGTGGTCTTACGAAGACGGCTACCTCTGCTTTGCAGCAATTGGTGGACGCTGGAACGCTGGCTAACCTGCCTGCAGGCTTTAAAGCCAAGGGCGCGCGCATTGCAAACGACGATACACCTTTGTCGCCCGGTGAGTTCAGGGATATGGACGCGGGTGGGGCAGAGTTGTCTGCATCCTTGTTGCCATTGCCGTACAAAGAGCCAAGCCAGACGCTGTTTGCGTTGCTTGGTTTCTGCGTAGATGCTGGTCGCCGTTTGGCAAGCATCACCGACATGCAAGTGGGTGATAGCAACCAGAATGCTGCCGTGGGAACGACGATTGCTTTGCTTGAAAAAGGCAGTGCGGTCATGTCGGCTATTCACAAGCGTTTGCATTACAGCCAGCGCATGGAATTTCAATTGCTGGCTAAAGGTTTTGCCGACTATTTGCCTGCTGAATATCCATACGATGTGCCCGGCGAGAGCCGCAGAATCAAGGCACGTGACTTTGATGACCGCATCGATGTCTTGCCTGTCTCTGACCCCAACATCTTCTCTGTTGCCCAGCGTATCACGATGGCGCAGACGCAGTTGCAACTGGCGCAGAGCGCACCGCAGATGCACAACATGTATGAGGCCTATCGCCGCATGTATGAAGCCATTGGTGTGCGGGATATCGACACCATTTTGAACACACAGCAAGTGGACAAGCCAAAGGATCCTGCAAGCGAGAACGCACAGGCGCTTGATGGCTCACCACTCAAAGCTTTTGCCGGCCAGCAGCACGATGCGCACATCCTGACCCATATCTTGTTTGGTATGAGCCCGATGATGCAGGGTATGCCTAACGTGGCGGTTACTTTGCAGAAGCACATCTTTGATCACATCCGCTTGAAGGCGGAAGAAGAGGTGGAAGCGGAATTGTTCCAGCAGTACGGCACAGATCCTGACCAACTTATCTCATCTTTGCAGCGTGAAGCGATGATTGCAATTAAGGTTGCGCAAGGTTTCCAAGAGGTCAAGGCTTTGCAGAACCAATTAATGGGCCCACAGACCGATCCTCTGGTTGAATTAAAGAAACAAGAGCTTGGACAGAGCGCTCAGCGCGATCAAGCTAAGCTGCAGATGGACCAACAGCGCCTTGGCCTTGATCAACAGAAGGAACAGGCCGATGTTCAGTTTGATACTGCACGTTTAGCACTGCAACAACAGGCTGCTGCACAGAAGAATTCTCAAGATGCCATACGAAATGCCCAACAAGGAGCAAAAAATGCAAACCAAAGCAACAAAAAAGACTAAAAAAGAGCCTAAAGAGATGTCTGGGTCACCAAAAAGTGTAAAAACACCACAAAATGACCCACGCGTAACGTATGTTTACCGAAAAGATGCATTCAAAAAGGTAAAATTAGCGTAAAAGTGTGCATAATAGCCACGTAACCTTCGGACAGGGGTCTATCTGTCTGCTTCATTGGAGTTATCCATGCTTGAATTTGCAGAGAAAGTCATATTTGCCATTCGCAGGCTTGAAAACGAAACTAAAGACTTCGTTAGCAGCGGCAATGTCAAATCGATGGAGCAGTACAAACATTTGATGGGCCGGTTAGAGGGTTATGCGTTTGTTCAGGAAGCCATACAGGATGTCTTGAACAAGAACTCTGATCTATAAAGGACCAAACAGATGGAAATGACTGCATTAGAGAAGCGATGGGCTGAGGAAGCGGTGGAAAAAGCCGCCTTTGAAGCCGCTCTTGCTGAGGCTGCCAAGATTGAAGAGGCGGAAGAAGAGCAACGCATCGAAAACATCAGGGAACACCTTCCACAGCCCACAGGTTGGCGGATTGTTGTTTTGCCCTACAGAGGCGCTAAGAAAACCAAGGGCGGCATTGAATTAGCCGAGGAAACTTTGGAACGACAGCAACTCACTACCACTTGCGCATACGTTTTGGCCGTTGGCCCACTCGCTTACAAAGACACCGACAAGTTTCCGGACGGTCCTTGGTGTAAAGAAGGCGATTGGATCATTTTTGGTCGGTACGCTGGCGCACGTATGGGCATTGATGGCGGAGAGATCCGTATTCTCAATGATGACGAAATTCTGGCCCGTGTTAAGGACCCAGAAGACATTCTGCACATGTAAGGAAGCATATGACACAAGTAATGAACGATTCGCAGCTTGAGTTTGACCTCGGGGCAGATGAAAAGGCTACAGATGTAACCTTTGACAGACCTGAGGGCGACGAGAGTCCTGCGGCACCTGAGCCAGAGGCTAAGATATTCCAAAAACCTGAAGTTGATTCTGCTCCTAAAAACGAGTTGGATGAGATTAGTGAAGGTGTTCAAAAACGCATCTCTAAACTCACCGCGCGCATGCGTGAGGCCGAGCGCCGTGAGCAAGCAGCCATTGAGTACGCCAAAGGACTGCAAAACCAGACGCAGAACCTCCAGCAAAAGCTTGTACAGACGGATTACAGCCGCCTGAACGAAGCTAAAACCCGTTTGGAGACCCAACAGGTCCAGTTGCGCCAAATCATTGCCAAAGCGCGGGAAGAGAACGACATCAACACTGAGTTAGAAGCGCAAGAGCGCTTGTCTGCCTTGGTGGGTGAGCAGCGTCAAGTAGCAGGTTGGTTGCAGTCGCAGCAAGAAGTTGTTCAACAGCAACAATACCAACAAGCGCAACCAGCACCTGCTGCGCAACCTCAACGCCCTGTTCCTAGTCCTCGTGCCGAGGAATGGGCAGAACAAAACTCGTGGTTTGGACAAGACCGCGTGATGACTTATGCTGCGTGGGGCATACACCAAACACTTGTTGAACAAGAAGGTGTTGACCCAAGTTCAGATGAGTACTATACTGAACTTGACAAACGAGTTAGGAATACTTTTCCAGACAAGTTTAAAGACCAATCCAGACAACAGCGTTCCGCGCCTGCTGTTGCCCCTGCCGCCCGTAGTTCGGGAATAAATAGTGCGCGCCGTACTGTCCGGCTTTCGCCGAGTCAGGTTGCTATAGCAAAAAAACTGGGCGTTCCTCTTGAAGAGTATGCCAAGTATGTTAAGGAGTGAAACAATGACTAAAGTTACTATCGACAAAGCCCCCCGCGCAACCCGCGATACGGAAAAGCGTCGCCGTCCTTGGACCCCTCCTTCACGTCTTGACGCGCCTCCTGCCCCCGAAGGGTTTAAGCATCGTTGGATCCGTGCCGAAGTGAATGGCCATCTGGACAAACAAAACGTCTACGGACGTCTTCGTGAGGGCTATGAACTAGTCCGTCTTGAAGAGTTGCCAGAAGAATATCAAGGCATGATGCCTACCGTTGATGACGGTAAGCATGCTGGAGTGGTTTCTGTAGGTGGACTTTTGCTTGCAAGAGTTCCCGATGAGACTATTGCAGAGCGCAACGAGTATTACCGCCGTAAGGCTCAGGAACAGTTACACGCTGTTGACAACGAGATGATGCGAGAGAACGCACACTCTACAATGCGGATTCAGAGCCCCGAGAGGAGCTCGCGCACAACATTCCGTCAACAATAAAACGTTGATACTTTAAATTTTTGTAGGAGCTACAAATGGCAAACGTAAATAAGCCTTTTGGCCTGCGTCCCATTGGTAACCTATCTGCTACTGGAGCCCAGAAGCAGTATGGCTATCAAATTGCGGATAACCAAGCCGGAGCAATTTTCCAAGGCGATTTAGTTGTCGTATACGACGGCTACATCATTAAGTATGACGCAGCTACGCACACCGCCCCCACAGGCGTGTTCAACGGTTGCCAGTACTATGACCCAACCCGTGCGGGCAAGCCCACATGGAAAAACTTCTACCCCGGTAGTGTCGATATCACTGCAGGCATCATTGCTTGCGAAGTGTTGGATGACCCCAACCAATTGTTCTTGATCCAAGCTGCGGGCACTATTGCTCAAGCTGATATCGGTAAGAATGCTGATCCTACTGCTTCCACAACTGGTAGCACTGTGACTGGTATTTCTGCTGGTACGTTGGGAACACCCGCGAAGACTGCTGCATTGACTATGAAAATTGTTGGTTTGAGCGATCAGCCTGACAATGAATTGGGTCAATACGCTGTGGTTGTTGTTAAACTTAATCAACACCAGTACGGTAGTACAGGCGTTGCTGCTGACGGAGCATAATCATGGCTATTACACGTTCCCAACTAGTAAAAGAACTTGAGCCCGGCCTGAACGCATTGTTCGGCTTAGAGTACAAGCGTTACGAAAACGAGCACGAGCAGATCTTCTCTATCGAGACTTCTGACCGTGCATTTGAAGAAGAGGTCATGTTGACTGGCTTCGGTTCTGCTCCAGTGAAAACTGAGGGTGCCGGCGTTCAGTACGACACAGCACTGGAATCCTTCACAGCCCGCTACACACACGAAACCGTTGCTATGGCTTTCGCGTTGACAGAGGAAGCTGTGGAAGATAACTTGTATGACCGCTTGTCAGGTCGTTACACCAAGGCTATGGCTCGTTCAATGAGCTTCACAAAGCAAGTAAAAGCTGCTTCTGTGTTGAACAACGGTTTCACTGGCGGCACCTATGCCGGCGGCGACGGCGTTGCATTGTTCTCTACAGCCCACCCAACTGCTTTGTCTTCCAACTATGCAAACACTCCCGCAGTGGCTGCAGACTTGAACGAGACATCGTTGGAGCAAGCCTTGATTGACATCGCAGCGTTTATCGACGAGCGTGGCTTGAAGGTCGCTTTGACTGGCCGCAAGATGATTGTTCCTAAGGAACTGCAGTTCACTGCAGAGCGCCTGATGAAGAGCACTTTGCGTACTGGCACTGCTGACAATGATGTCAACGCCATCAAGTCTATGGGCATGCTCCCAGAAGGCTACTCTGTAAACCACTACTTGACAGACGTCAACGCTTGGTTCATCATCACTGATGCACCTAACGGCTTGAAAATGTTCGAGCGCTCACCTATCAAGACAGCCTTTGAAGGCGACTTTGACACAGGTAACGTTCGTTACAAGGCTCGTGAGCGTTACAGCTTCGGCTGGTCTGACCCACGTGGCGCTTACGGTTCACCCGGCGCTTAATTCATACGCAGTTTGCGTACTAAAGGCCACTTTCGGGTGGCCTTTTTTTTGTCACAAAGTTAAACTAGGATAGACTTGCAGCCGCTGTGGTTGCATAAATCTTAGGGGCACATTATGAAATTTGAAATGGAATTTGGCGTTTTTGGCAATAACAAATTGGTTATTGAAACTCACGATTTTGACGTTATCGATATCTTTCAAAAGTTTGTAGAGTTTCAAGAACACTACGGTTGGGCTGTTGAGTACGAAGCCACGGCTGTGCTTGATGACGAGTTTGAAGACGAAGATGAAGACGAAGTTGCGGCTGCTGAAGCCGAAGCTGCTAAAACAGAGTGATATTAGGGGGCTTTGGCCCCCTTCTTTTTTTTAGCTTTTTTAACAAGCCGTTCGTCGTGGTGGTGTATGCGGTGGCAGTTGGCGCAGAGTACAACGCACTTCTTGACTTCTTCCATAGCACGCTTAAAGGCACGGTTTTTTATCAGCTTGTTGATTGACTCTTCTTTTGTACTGCTGTCTATGTGGTGAAAGTCAAATGTAGCTGGGTGGTTTTGTCCGCACTTTATGCAAGCTAATGTAGCTTTAAAGCTACGCCACTGATCTTTATACGCCTTAGCCGAGGCTTTACTTGCGGCAATTATGGTCGCTTTATTTTTTTCATAGTACGTGTTTGCATACGTCTTTTGTTTAGTTTTCTTAACAGTTTCGTCTTTATACGGCATGCTTGATCCGGTACTTCCAGTACAGTGCCGTTTTTAAACCCCATGGTTGAGATGGCTCAAACATTTTAAAACCCACAGCTATCAAACTGTTTGCAGATGCGGGGTTTTCGTTGGTGTCGGTGATTACCCAATTCATGCCTAATGACTTGGCCTTGCGAATACGCGCTTTAATAAGCCTTTTCTGAAGCCCGCGTCCACGATGAGCGAGTACAACACCTGCCCGACAAAGATACATGGTATCAGACCAACGAGCAGAGGGAACAACACCAGCGAACCCAACAGCTTCACCATCATGTGTGTAAGCGACATACCAGTATTCCTTGTCTGTAATTTTGTACACCACATCTGCGGGGAGACACGCTTTTTGAAGCAACGTCAACAGTTGCACCACTTCTGGTTGGCGGGTATCAACAGGAACAACGCGGTATTTCATGGTCGTATAATGCCAACAAATTGTGACAAAAAAATAATGGTTGCACTACTTAAAAAGCCATGATATAAACACAGTAATCCGGGCTTTCCGGTGCATCAAACAGTCCCGGCTGACGACATACAGATTGATGTGCCTAACTTGTATGTAAGGAAAAATCATGGCATCCACCACATTTAATGGACCCGTTCGTTCCCAGAATGGCTTCCAATCCATCACAAAAAGCGCTACCACTGGCGCAGTTACTGTCAACGCTACATTTGGTGCTACCACCAGCGTAACTAACCTGACTACCACAAATCTGGTTTTCACTGATCAGAACCACCCCACAACCGCTGCGATTAACGCAACGGCTACAGCCACTGCAACCCAAGTTGCTACTGGCTACATCACTTCCACATCTGCCGCTCCCACAACCATCACGTTGCCTACAGGCACAGCGCTTGGCGCTGCTATTGGTGCGGCTAAAGGCACAGTGTTGGACCTGTACATTGACAACACTGGCGGTGCAAGCACCGTGACAATTGCTGTTGCAGTCAACGGTATTTTGTCTACTGCTGCCGCAGACTCTGCTGCTTCTTTTGGTGATCTGACAGTTGCTTCGGGTGTTACTGGCCTTGCCCGTTTCACTATCATGTTCTCAAGCGCAACAGCCTACGTGTTTACCCGTACTGCTTAACTAGGAGGCCATTATGGCTTTTTTAACTGACGTAAAACAGGCACACATAAACACTAGTGGTTTTTTGGTGCTTGGACGAAACCGTATCAAGGCCATATCCTACGTAGGTACGGCTACTGCGGGTGCGGTGTCTTTGTTTGATACGACTACCGCTCCAATTACAACTGCCACTTACGGGCGCTCGGGCACTACGGTAACCATTACACAGGCTGCCCATGGGTTAGCTACAGGCGATGTAATTGGGGCTGATTTTGCAGCAGGGACTGGCGGAACAGCTACTAACGGAAACTACGCCGTAACTGTTACAAACTCAAGCACCTTCACAATCACCGACATCAATTCTGGCAATATTACAGCAGGAGCGGCCATGGTGTATGCGGGTCGTTGGTTGTTGACCTATGACGTCACTGCAGGGGACAGCTACAACAACGCGCCTTTCATTCCGCAAGATGGCGTGGTAGCTAGATACGGCATATATGCATACATGCCAAATGTGGCGGCAGTAAATATTTATTACGGATAAGGAGTCTAAAATGGGACGAGCAGCAAAAATGGCAGATGATCAGTACCAAGGCGAAGTTCAGCCCGGTGCACAGAAACAAGACATGGCTAAAGGTGGCGCTAAGCAGACCCCTCGCAAAACAGTGGCTCCTTCTGGTTCCACTACGCCGCGTGGTGTAGGTTTGGCTCGTAACAAGCCCTGCAAAATGTACTAATCATGGCAAAAACGGCGGCGTGGCAGCGGAAAGAGGGCAAAAACCCTAAAGGTGGGTTAAATGCCAAAGGCCGTGCTTCTGCTAAAGCGCAGGGAATGAATTTAAAACCCCCTGCGCCTAATCCTAAAACAAAAAAGGATGCGGCACGACGAGATTCTTTTTGCGCCAGAATGGGGGGCATGGAAGGCCCAATGAAGGATGAAAAAGGACGTCCAACACGTAAAGCGTTGGCGTTAAAAGCATGGAAATGCTAAGTTGTACGCGCTGCCATGCAGAAAAACCTGCAACCAGTGAGTTTTTTCCGTTACACAATAAAAAACGTAATGGATTAGATAGCTGGTGCCGTGAATGCAGGGCTACATATCGCAATAGTATTTGCCGTGGAAAATTTAGAGCAGTAATTTCAGATGAGAAATTACATGAAATAAAGACCACAGTCACAGAATGTGTGATCTGTGGATCTAGTGAGCTTTTGGTAGTGGATCATGATCATTTAACTGGGCAAGTTCGTGGTATGTTATGCAATCACTGTAACCGTGGATTAGGTCACTTTAGAGATGATCCGATGCTACTTGAATTTGCAGCACAATACTTGTATGCTTCAGCAGATCATCCCGCATGGGAAAAGTACAAGAACAGCGAAAAGGCGGAGTGCTGAAATGGAACTGATGCTGTGGAACATTGGCTTGACAGCTCTTTTGGGCGTTGTTGGGTGGGTATTGAAGGATAAGTCTGATGAAATTAATCGTCTTCAGATTTTGATTAATCGTACCCGCGAAGAAATTGCCAAAGAATACGTCACAAAAGCCGAAGTTCATGCAGACATTAACCGTGTTTTGGATAGACTAGACAGGTTGGATGAAAAGTTAGACCGTTTAATGGGAGCAGCAAATGCCCGCAGTCAGTAAGAAACAAAAACAGTTTATGGATGCAGC